GAACCCACCAACTCCAGACATACCCTTCCAAGAGAAGTTTTTCAACTGTATATCGTGCCCATTACCCGTCTTATCAACCCATACGGGATTGGCAGCCATCTGTTCATTGGTAAGACCTAATGCTGAATACCTTGCAATCATACCAGGAATAGAGGGAACCCCATCATTATTACCTTTTTTACCTTTCATCATTTGATATGCCATGAAACTGGGATATCCAATAAATACACTCATAGCTTTAAATGTTTGAAGGATTTAATATACTGATAGGATTAGGACCTCCGATTGGTCCAGGTTTTCTTCGATTAACAACCTTAGGAACTTTAACTGTTCTAGGTTGAGTACAGATTGGGAGATAAATACATAGCCTTCCCGCAAGCATACATAGATTAGCCTTTAATGTATCAATTACTCCACCCGGTTGTAATGCCCCTGTGATTGTTTTAGCCAAAGATGATGCTGAATCTCCAGATAATCCTTCGTAGAATTGAACTTCTGTTGGGCCTGTTGTGATTGCCTTTACTCTTTGGTTTGCATTAGCTTCTCCACCTTCACCTTCTCCAGGTTTTTGTGTTGAGCTGTTTGTTTCGTTTTGGATTATATCCGTAGCTGATCTCATCATATTGATGATTCCCACTGTAAGGAAGTCATATGCGGATAACTCCATTATTAATTGGTTTTCTAGAGCTTCATAAGCAAGCTCATTGTTATATTCTTCTAATGGGATTTCTTTTCCACAGGGTCGACAAACAAGAGGTTGGATATATAATTGCCATTTTTCGATGTAGGCTTGTTTGTCGATATCTGAAAGGTAAGGAAGCAAACTTTCTGGGATATAGGAATTGATAAGGTTATATATTGAATCTGAGAGTTGTGTTTTGGACATATCACTGATTCCTAACCTTAATTGTTTTTCACCTACTTGAGGTTCTTCTTCTCCAACTGCAGGAGCTGTGATTTTAAGGGTCACTATGTAAAACCCAGAGCTTTCATATTCATGGGTAATATTTCTCTCTTCGGACCCTTTAAAATCGCCAAAGTCCCAGTGATATGTACTACCATCTGGGACTCCGGTTGAAAGGTCTCTAAAAGATACTGATAACCCGTTTTTTTGGAATGAAAAATTTGTTACCATATTTTTAGGACTTTTAGGGCATTCGCCCCATTATGAATTTATATTGAGTATGTTGAGAGGGGTTTACTCTTCATCAGTTTCCTCATCGGTGGATTCGATCTGTTCGATGATGGCTTCTACCAAACTGGATTTTGTATCTGCTTCTTCTACTTCCAATTCCGCAGCTTCAGCAATCTTCACTAACTGAGCTTTATTGAAAGCATCAGCTAATTCCTTTGTTGATTTCCCAGACTGGTAGAGATTATAGAATTTCTTTGAAAGGCTTTCTACGGTGTTGTTTTCGGATTCTGCCTTTACACCGTTAGCTTCTTCATACTCTTCTTTGGTTGCATAAATCAAATGACCGCCCTGAAGAGCTCTTCTTGTTCTTTTACCTTGATTAATGTAGGCTTCGTTTACAGCAACTACATCTTTACCGGAAATTTTAAGGCCAGTCCCCATATCATAGAATGAGGTTGCGTTATCACCTAATTTCAAATACTTCATATCTTAAATTATTTTTATATATTGTTATGTGATAAATCCCAGCCCATGAAAATGTATGAGCTGGGATGAGATAGAAAAAGACCGAAGAAAAAGGAAATTACTCCAGATTTACTGACATCAGAGGATCCAGGTTCATATATTCTGGGAATCCATTGGAAGAGAATGCCTTGCTGGAATCCAACATAACGATTGCATCTCTGTACATTTTTGAGAAGCCAGTAGTAAGAGAAGCATACATAGCTTCAGTCTGATTGGAAACGATTCTTTCGGATTCCAACATCAGAGGCTGAGCAGTAAGCTTAATCATACCAGCAGCTTTATCGATAAGCATCAACTGATTTGCAGGGATACCACCATGAATCCAGAAGTCTGCACGGTTAGGTACCGGAGTATGGAGATTCAGAGTAGCTTCTGTAGTACCATTTGATCTTACCTTGAATTCGGGCAAATCCAGGATATTCAATGCTTCGTCTTCTCCTCCAATCATTGATGTGAAGTTACGGCCCATACGAGAACCCCGAATCCAAATACGGAGCAAATCACGATATTGGATACCTTCTGAAGTTGTACCTACGCCAATAACTGGAGCGGATTCTGAGCCATCGATTTTGTCACCATTGATACCCGTGTCGATTGCAAGGTTATCCATTGCATACCCCAACTGAATACCAAAGTCACGAAGGAAAATTCCCATCACATCCAGAGAAACGTAGTTTTTAACTTCATCAGTAACTTTGATACCCTTACCGATTTTGAAGATAGAAACTTGTTTCTGTCCGTAAGAGATTGTTCCCAACGGAATTGTTTCAGCTTCGTTTACTCTTGCCGGAGCAGCATCAGACATGTTGATGTACGGCATAGTTACCTGCAAACCATTTACCGGTTGATCACCAGCAATGATGTTCGGATAGAATGGAGCCTGACGAAGACCCAATGTGATAGCAGCACGGATGATTTCAGGAACTACCCAGCGAACTGACTGATCGGGCATTGTGAAAAGGTTCTGCAATGTATCTTTTTTTGTATCGATACCCAAAGTGGAGAGATACTGATCCATTGAAACTCCATATCTTTCGTTTACTACTTCTGCCATTGAGATATCGGCAGATAACTCGGTATTCGTACCTTTTCTGATTGCATCAAGGTTTTTTCCCATTTCGGGCAATTCCTTGAGCAAGTTTTCTTTTGTTAAATTCTTCTTTGTTTCAGACATATCTTTCTGTTCTTTTTGTTATTTACATAATACCTGAATCAGCTCATCTTTTGCTGAAGCTTTTGTCAGGGAGATAAAATTCACGGGACGAGTTGCAGCATCAGCACCAGCCTGAGTGAAAGTTTTGAACTTAGTGAAATGGTTAGTAGCATCCATGCCAGTACCAATTTCTACTGGACCCGCATTTAAAGTGGCTTCTGAGATTGCATTGATAATCATGAAACCCTGAACAGCAACTGTTACTTCCACGGGACCTGCATTTGCTGATTCTTTGTAAGCTGGGTTATTGTTATCGGTAACTGCGATTCCCAAGTAGTTAGCTTCGTTATCCTTTGTCAACAATTCAATTGTACCATCAGTGGTAATTGCTACCGGGTTTCCAGCATAAATCTTTACGGAATCTTTAACAGGGAATGCCTGATGTAATTTGTGGGATTCACTTTTGTAAATCACCACTCGAGGAGTAGTTCCTCCGAATTTAGTGAAGTCTGCCATATTGATTGACTTTTAGAGATTATTTAAAAATGATTGACCCTTTGTTTTTGTTGCTTGCTATGTTGCGAGCAATGTCCTGAAGAGATTTGGGTTTGTCTGTAGAGGTAGTACCTTCTTCATCCTCAGCCTGAGAAGAAGCTCTAGTTACATCGTGAGAGCCACATGCAGAACAAGTTAAAGGGAACTGTTTTTCCAGTTCTGCATCATAAGTTTTCTTTAATGCAGTTAGCTGAGCAACATCGGAGGTTCCTGTGATCAAGGTTACAATTGCTTCATCAGCCTTTTCACCATAGATCTTTTTGTAAGTTTCTACTGTGCTTTCCTGCAAGCTCTTCAAATAATTGGCTCCCAGTTCTGCCATTACTTTGTTAACCTGAGCTGCATTTTCCAATTCAGTTACCTTAGCAGTTAACTCAGTAACCTTGGATTCCAAACCAGTTTTGGAATTATTCAATTCCTCTACCTGAGTTTCTAAAGAATTTTTCAAAGCTACCAATGAAGTAACTGCCTCTTTAACGTTGTCAAGGTTAACTTCCTTGCCCTCGGCAAGTGTTAACATCCCTGTACCTACTAAGAGGGCAAGCAATTCCTTTTCTTTCATATTGATAGAATTTTTGTTGTTTGAATGATCAGATGAATTATCAGATTTCATATTAAATACCGTAGTATTGTTAATACTCTCAGTATCTATGAGTTTTTTATAATCCATGAAATAATATTCGATATCATTACCTCTGTTTGCCGAGTAACTTTGTTTCGAAGCAAATTTCGGATCATTGATATTCCCATTTTCATCGATTTTCTGGGCAAATGGGTCAGCTCCGTGAGATACCAGAGAGGTTTCGTAATAGGATACGATTTCCTTTACTACTCTACAAATCAGATTACCCTTTTCATCGTATGTACCCAATTTACTCCAGAATTCATCTTCATCCAAGTTCGGATGTGATTTATCCCAAATGAATCTTACAGATACTGAATTGGAATGAATGCTTGGTGGGTCCATTAATATTCCTCTAGCAAGTCTGGGATTTGCCTTAGCATCAATTTTTAATACTCCGTTAATTCCCGCGGGGATTACGATGCCATCCTGTTTAAATGATTCTTGCCAGAAGGTTTGTTTTACACTACCGATTGCATTTGCTACATCAGTTGAATGATCACAGTTAACTGTTTGCCCTACCAACATTTTTAATGAAGCTTTTAATGCTCCATTACGACTGAAGTCTACTGGGTTCCATTCTTTGTTTACGATTACCTCGGAAAGCAATCGATAAACTGGTTCAATGAAATCAGTATCCTTAGGCATAAATTCCTCTTGGGTTACTCCCGGATAAAATGTGTTATAATTAATGGAATTACTCCAAAAACCATAACTCTCTATCCCTGACTTGTTTAAGCCAAAGTTTAATTCTGAATAAGCATCTGAAGGAATCGAGTTTGGCATATGCCCAAGCATTAGAGAATGGCCTTCTCCAATTACTATGGTATCCTGTTTCCCTTTTTTAAATTGTCCCATAATATTTACCTTTCTTTAGTGTCACCATCTTTTCGTTTAGGAACTGTTTTGGACTTATCCCTTTGTGATCTATCGGATTTATCCTTGTCAGCTTCCCTTTTCTGTTTTTTAGCCCCATCATCACCATCTTCTAATTTGTTTAATGGAACTCTGGGTTCCTTTTCATTGGGCTTTTCATAACCCATTTCGAAGGCATATTGATCTTGGCTAATGATACCAGCTGCATATAGAGAATTAAGATTACGAATCTTATACTCTTTACCCTGTTGAATTTTGACTTCATCATTAATCGTAGAAGTAAAGAATCTAACCTTACATCCTTTATTTGGAAGTCCAGCTAATCTCAATTCTAGTGAATAGATAAATTCAAGAGCATAAACTGCAAATTCCTGTAAATTCGCAAGCTGAGAGATCATTTTGGAGAACATGATACTTGTTCCACCCTCTGTTTTGTTGTCATTGGATACCCCAATAAGAGAACCAGAAATACCCAAACCATTAGCCACTGATTGTTGATTCATGTTCCAGGGTTTATCCAAGTTACCCATATCCTTGGTAGTGGAATTTAACTTGAATTCATGATCATCGATAAAGCCAGCTACAGTACCATCTTTTAATCCTTCCCTTGTGTTAACCTTTAACTCCCGAAGCATTCGATTTAATCGGGCTTCGTAGGCTTTAGGATTTTCATTTGGTAATATATCTGGCTTTGCCATTTTGGCTTCTAAGAATCCCATCATACCAACCAATTCCATAATATGCTTGGTATTAATTTTCATATCTGATTGGGTCTTTAATGAATCCAATGCAGCCATGAAAGTTGGAATCCCATAAGGTTCATCAGTATCATTGAACATTGAAAGGTAGATGTAGGTATTTAGGTTAAGTTCAATTAACCTTTCTGATTTACCATGATTCCAAGTTTTGTTCAATTGGTAGGGTCGATATTTACCATTTTGATCTCTTTGGAATACAATGTCCTCTGGTTTAATGAAGATAATGCTTTCAATCCCAGATAGGTCTTTTTTTGGTACTGCTTCCATACTCATGGCACCAGAAACAAGCATTTGAACAAACATCTTGTTTACTAAGCCAAAGATACCTGCTGTATAATTAGACCAGGTTTTAGAAACATCCCTGAGATGCTTCCTCATTTTTAAAGCTTCTTCCGGAGTATTATGTGGGAATTCGATAAAATGTTTCGTATTTCCCAACTTAAACATATCCTGAACAGCTATACCTACATCTGGGTTAACTTTATAAAGACTTCTGATAAGTGGGATGATTTCTGTACGAAAAGAAGGAGTAACAAAGTCAGCTTCTCCCTTTAATACAGATAACATATCAGTAGTATCATTAGACACAGAAACCCTACCTGGTGGGATAGGGGCTGTGGTTCTTGGATTGGGGTCAGACTTTGGTTTATCCTTATAGGCATTCGAATCATCCCTCCGAACACCAATTAAGTTTAACCACCAATTCCCAATTGATTGTAATACCATATATTTTGTTATTTAGGTTGAATTATCAATGAAGGTTTGTAATTCTTCCTCACATGATTGTATATTGCTTTACCAAAAATACTATCATCCGAATAGGTTTCCTCATCCATGTCAATGTCTGAGGTTTGATTGTTTCTGTTGTGTTTACCCATTGCTACTGGCCTGCCTATTGAATCATAGATAAAGGTATAAGCCTCTTGAACAAAAAATGGGTCCTTAATTGTAATGTTATCTTTTCTGATATCTTCTTCCAATCCATCAATGATTAGGGATCGGTTCTTAGATGTGGTTATCCATCCGGGATATTGTTCTACTTCTGGCCTTGACTTTCCTTTCTTTTTGAGAAGCTTTTTATGATAATACAATTGAGGATATCCTTCGGTTTGAAGTAAAGTTGTTACTGCCAAACCAATATCATTAGTTTCAGGGGCAACAATTGCCCAATTGAATTCTTTTCCCAGGTTGCCCAAGATTTTAGCATATTTCTCTACTGGGATTCTCCCTTTAAATACTGCAGCTTCTTCTCCATTAGAATCACCCAAAGTAAAAGCTGAGTAGTCATTAGAACGTCCCGTAGCAACGTCAGCACCAATAAAGTATCTTACACCTTGTTTTGGTTTATCCATGATTCTTAACTGGCCATTAAACCTTGTTTCGATTACTGGGTATTCCGATAGGGTATCTTCGATTGCCTTAATATCTGTAAGATCAAATACAGTACTACCGGAAGAAAGGAAGTCACCATCAATTTCTTGGGCAGTTCTTCTTGGACCCAAAGCTTTGGACATTGTATCGTACCATTTCTGATCTCGCTCGGGGTGCATTTTCCAATATAATCGAATAGGGTGAAAAGGAGAATCAGAATCTGTGATCGCTTCAACCCATTTTGAATGATAGAAGCCAGAAATTCCATAGGGCGTTGAATTTAGGATAGCACTCCCACCAGTGGAAATTGCAGGAGCTGCTGCTGCCCAAATCGTAGAAGCCCATCTTACAATTGCAGCTTCATCGATTACTAATAAAGAAAGAGATTCTGAACGTCCTGCTTCTTCCGAGGTTGGGATGGATTCTATAAAAGAGCCATTGATAAACTCTATCATAGACGCGGTGCCCAGCTCACCCATTCTACCATTTACGATGGGAACTTTTAAGTGCTCTGGGAGATTCTTGTACATGTATTTGATTTTCTTTAAAACCTTCTTTGCTACAGAATCCTTGATGGAGATGATATTCACCTTTTTGTTTGGGTGATACATCGTTAGCCATAAGCAATAAAGAGAAATCAATTCTGTGATCCCCGCTTGCCTGAATTTTAGGATGATATTAAATCGATGTTTTAGGAAGCAATACAGTACTGATTTTTGGTATGGATATAAAAGGAACCTTGTTTTACCTCTTACTGGGTGAACCACATAAGCAAATGTTGAGAAGTAAAAGACATCCTTTTGTACTTGAACCAATTCTCTAAATTGTTGAGCATTCAGATGAGAGGTATCTATTTCCTTTTTCGCCATTTTCTTTTCTTCTTTTAAAAATCATAGGTTAAACCTATTGTGATATCCCATCCAGGATCACTCTTGAATTTGGGATAGTAAAATCCGTTTAGCCCAAGTTCGTAATTAAATCCCTTAGTCTTGAAATTTAACTTGAGATCAATGTCATGAAAATTATTTAAAATTCGATATTGATATCCAAGTGTTGGATAAAATTTAAAATTTGGCTGTTTTTTGCTTGTTAAAGAATTTCCATTCCACCTATAGGAATAATTCTGAAGGTTTAATGGATAAGATATTCTAGACGTGATCCCATTAATACCTGATAATCCCAAGCTCAACTGGTTTTGATTCAAATCAAGTGATAATAGTTTTGGATTCATTGGAAGATTCTTCAAATAATTCAAATCAATAATCAAGCTGTCTAATCGATTTGGTGTGAACAACACCAAATCTTTTTCCCGCAGGGAAAATTCATTATACTTTGAAGTTGTATCCTTTCGATAAATTTCAACCTTTGAAGGATTCATAATAATTTCGAAAGGTTCAGGGATTGTAAAAATCTCTGGGATATAAACTGTGTCTGTTTTTTGGTTTTCGAAATTATTCGATGATTCCTTTTTAAATTTTCGTTTTGTGATTTTATAGGTCACCCAGGAAACCCCAATCATTGAAAATAAAATTAGGATTGCCATGACCCATGAAAAAATTTCATCTCTGTGTTTCATAGGATTTTCGTATTATGCAAATTGGATATTAGCCATTAGCCAATTACCAATTAGCCAATTATCAAATTAAAAGAATATTAACTACCATTTAGCTTTAGCTAAATGGTAGTATTACTATCATGTAAACATGATAGTAATATTATCATGTGTTTTGGTGGGTTTTTGTTTTTTCTTTTTAAAGATTAATTTTTTCTTTTGCTTCTTTTCTTTTTATCAAGATTTTTTTTCTTTTTTATTTTTTCTTACCTTTTGTTTATGTTCTCCTGTTCCAAATCAGTTTTAGGATTTTTCAATGTTACTTCAACTGAACCAGTACACATAAGAACCAAAAAATTTTATAAATGACTATGACACACCAAAACATCAAAGATTAAAATCATGAATAAAAAGAAATCCACTTCCAACAAAAAAACTTCCGAAGAATTAGAAAAGGAAGCAATCATTATTCGAAGAAAGATTTATGAGCTTTCAAAATCTTACATGTTTATTTGCCTTGCGAACTTGAATATGGCAAGAGCAGAAGATGATAAAGAAGCCCTGATTAAAAAATTTTCTCATTCCCAAGGGATTTTTTCCAAAAAGGTTCAGGATGCAGTAGAATATATGGAACCCTTGATTAATTCGGGTGAGTGTAATCCACATATTGATTTGGACCATTATTGGAATATGGTTCAACTTTGGAAACACGAATTAGAATGTTGTTAACGGTTTAATAGGCATTCTTTAAACCATAATCCTATTTCATAAGGGAAGGTCTGAGTAACGATTAACCTTCCCTTGTTTATCCAATAATTTTTCCTATCTTCTTCGATGTGAATTTTAAATTTATCGGGGATTCCCATTATCCTTGCAAGTTCTCTTGGAGACATTGGTAAACCATTCCATTTAAACTGTCTATCCGCTTTCCTAGCGGTCATTGGATAACCATTCGGTTTATTTCTATATACACCGGGTAATGTCCCTCTAGACCCTTTAGAATTAACCCAAGGCCATTTCCACTCATCCCTGAACTCATTTGTCCATAATTTTTGTACTTGTTTCAGGGATAATTTGGTTTTATTTTTATCGTCTGGGTGAAACATTGAAACGATTTTATCCAAATCCTCGATTATATTACCATCCTTTGGGAGGTTAAATAATAAATCTTGCGTTGTCCTAAGAGCTTTCATTTGTTTAACAAAAAGGAATTGCTCCAATTTGAATAAAAGAGAGCTCTTTTTTACTCCTATTATTACTAATCTGTTCCTTGATATTTGAGAATTGCCCCATTCTGAAACTGAATGGTTGTGAAAAACCAGGTTATAATCTGGGAATATTTCATTTTCCCATTGATTTTCTGGGATTACTTCTAGCAATTTGGGTAAATTTTCCAATAAAAATACATGAGGTTTAAAATGATGAACACTTTCGATAAAATTTACCATTGTAGGGTCTGCCTTTTGCTCTTCGGTAGATTTAAAGTCCTTTTTTCTACTGATTCTGAGTATAGATTGTCCTCCACAGGAAGGATTACCGATAATTATGTGTACTTTTTTACCTTCAAGGTAATTTTTACATCGCTTTAAATCCCTGAAAAGAGGTATACCTGGGAAATTATCTACCCATTGTTCATTTTTTGGAGTAAAATACACCCCTCTAACCTCTAAATTACCCAAGATTTTGAACCTTTTGTCACCCTTAAATGGGAATAATCCTATGCCTTGACCATTGCATACTCCCAAAACTTTATATTGCTTCATATTTGATATGTTTTGTATATGAAAAATGCTATTAGTATTGCTCATACCCTGTAAAATTATGTGTTTACTATACAATATCACAATTAAAAATTAATCACATGAAAAAGAAATCTGTTAAAAAAGAGGATAAAAACATCAAATTGTTATCCAAAGATCAAGAAGTTTTAATCAAAGGCCCATCACATTGTGAACTCTGTAAGGTAATCGATGTAAATAAAAATTCTGCCTTACTTTCGAATGGGATATCAGTAAATCCCAAATATGATCGAAAGATCAAATCCTTGACTCCTTTAAATTTAAAAGGAACCCAGTTCACGATATTGGTTCATGGAAGTGAATCTAAAAGAATTTGGAAAGAATATTGCTTAGGAAATACTGCTTCTAAATTGCAGAGTGCACTAGAAAACTTTAAAAAGGGAATCCCTAATAATTCATATTCTACAGAAGAATTAGATGGCTACTCTATGAAATTGAATGAGTTATTGGAAAGTCTACAGAAGGAAACTATAAACGAATAGGTTTTGGTAAATGTTTTTAAAATTGAGAATTGATTTTTTCAGCGTAATCAAAAAAACGTAATCGCGGACTCTTATTTATGGGTCAGGTTTTTATCCCTATTTGCTTGAGAAAGTAGATAGGGATTTTTTTTATTGTGTCTATTCGCGTATTGCTCTTTTGGGGATACTTTATCATCCTTCTTTTACTTGTGTAATGTGATCTTTTTGATCCTGAATTCTTGATGTTAAACTCATTGTATTATTGCCTTAGTGATTAATATTATAAGATACTATCTTATCTATATTAACTTTAATACATCACAGATATGTCACTCAAATCAAGAATTGAAGCCCTAATTTTACAAATCAGTAATGCAAAAACATCACTGAGATCCGCATTATCCAATAAAGGTGTAAGTGTACCAATAAGCCCAACCTGGGATCAGATTACTCAAGGGATTAATGATATCGAAATCCCAGTAATGCCAAAAGTATCATTATCATTTTCATCTGGAATCTACTCAGCATACTTGGAGGGAAGTAATTTTAATACTTCCCAGTACACAGTTTATTATAATGATCGGATAAAATTCAATCCAGGTACAATTCCATCCATTGTAGATTGGATGAATTCGGATTTAGTAAACAATTAATATTCATCATTAATTTTTAATACCTACACATTATGCCTACATTGAAAGAAAGAATCCAATCATTAACATCATCCATCAACCAAGCAAAAACAAGTTTAAGGGATGCTCTGAGAAATAAGGGGGTAGACCCAGGATCTCAGCCATCCTTTGAAGCCATAAGATTGGGAATCGAAAGAATCCCATCTGGAGATAAGTACAAAGAATTAATAGGAAAAGGTTCTATCTTCAGTACCAATTTGGATACTAATGAAACCGCTAGAAAGATGGTTATGGCTCCAGATAAATCCACAGTCTCCATAAAAGTCAATTGCAATTTAGACAGTATCCAATCAGCCTTAGATGAAATCAATGGAAGCTTTCATAAAGGCGATCTGGTAGTAATCGTAACATATGTTATGCCCATAGATGGCAATTATGGATTATGCATTTATAATTTATCAGAAGATACATTTTCATACTTTTTTGGACACGGTAGTTCAACCGGTATGGAAAATGGATACCCCTGGGTAGAAAACGCATTATTTCTTGAAAGTGTAAGTATCACTGCAGTTAATACTGGTAGATATAATTTCTCATTTACTGGGTACTCATTAAAAGTTGGAAAGAGCCCAGTGGATTAAAAAAAATCTTAGTGATTAATAATAAAGGCCTGGGATAAAAATATCCCAGGCCTTTCTTGTAAGAGTCCCCAAACAACAAACAAAAATGAAAAAAGAAAATCCTAAGATGATAAATAATAAGAGAGTAAACCTTGAATCCCAATAAACAAATGAAATAAAGGATAACATCAAAGGAATCTCATCGAATAATCATATCATAAAAATCCAATATGAATACAAAAGATATGTAAGGGTAATATAATTCAAAGATTTAAAGGATTTCCCTTATTAGCTTTTCGATAAAATCATATGTAAATTTTAAAGGAAGAGGGAACTGAGATTAGGATCTTCAAGGATTTCCCTTATTGTGTTTTCAGAAAAAAGTTGTGGCAATTCGAAAGAAAGAGGGTTGCCCATTAAAGCAAAAAAAGAGTATATTTTATAGGGGACAAAAATATACTCTCTTTATTATTTATTATGAATTGCAGCAACACCAAATATATATAAGGAAAAAGAGTGCAAATATTATGCACTCTTTTATTTTTTCTTTTTTCATTTCAAGTTCTTTTTTACAATTTCAAGCATTTTCTTTAAATTCTCTTTTTTTAATTCATCTGTATTATTAGAAACTAAACTTTCTACTGAAAAATCATTTATTCTATAAACTTGTTCATAAAATAATTTGAATTGTTTGCAATGATTTTCGCAAATTGTTTTATTCTTTTCTGAACGAATAATGCTTCCTATAAAATTGTCCAAAAGATTACGTATTTTGCGTCTAACAGACTTTTTATCTTTATCGGTTAAGCAATCCGCATAAATGGAAGAGTTATATAGATTCTCTTTCTTTAGACCTGAACTGGTATGCAATCCCGTTGTGTCCAATGTTTCGAGTAATTTGGAAAAAGAAAGTTTTTCAACTTCTTTTTTTTCTACTTTTGCACTTTCTTTTTTTGTGCTCTTTTTTGCAGTTGTTTTTTGTGTTTTCTTTTTTTCAACTTTTGCAGATTCTTCTACATTGTTGTTTACTCCATTTACTAACACATTTTCATTTACATTTGCATTCATGATTTTTAAATTTTAAAAGTGAAACATTTTGTTTGTTTTTCTGTATTGCAAATATACAATGTATTTTTTAAATACAAAAATATTTTGAGAAAAATTTTTATTGAATTTTTCTATTAAACAAATAGATTTTATTTATTAAAAAATCATTGCTCACCCTCTCCATGCCTTCACCCTTACCTACCTACCTGCCCAAATCATCAAGGCCTTAGTTGGCTGGTTTTTGAGGGCCTTTATTTAGGGCCATCTTTGGACTCGAGGCCATCAATGGAGATTATTATGGCCTTTTGGGCTTACAGGGCCTTACGCTTGGTTAGCAGGTTTTATATAATATATCGTATAAAGATATCCTGAAAGTAAGATGGGCTCAAAGAATTAAGGCCTTAGCTAGCAGGTTTTACGAAGTAAAGATAAAAGAACACAAATAAAAAAGGTAGCCTACTTATCCCAAGCGAGCTACCTTATACAGATTTGATTAGAGTAATATTCCTATTGAGTATGATTAAGATTTATTTTCATAAGATAATTAGTATTCGATGTATCGAACAGGCTAGCATTAAATTTCAGCTATGAATGTGATATATAATTTCGTATTACCCAATCCTATATATTGAAAGGCATTAGATAGGTCAAGGTAATCCTGGATTTCATTTAATGTTTCCTTATAGAAGGATAATGCCTTATCATAATTCTCTGATATAATTTGGTCTCTGTTATCTGTAATCGATAATTCTAAGAACCAAACTAATTTCTCAGGATCATTAGGTAAAATTCGAACCATACTAGAATCAACTTTAGAAAAGCGATTAAAAATCTTTGACCAAAGATTATAACCTCTAGGATCATCCATTCCTAATGATTCATAAAAGAATTGTCTCAGATAAACATTTTTTACTGTTCCTTCAATGTTCTCTGTATCCTGGAATAGGATTGTGTTATTAAATAACTGATCTGTTGTGTTCATAGGGCAATAATTTTTTATATGATTAATATTACAATGCAAATATAATCATTATATATTATATATAATATAATACGCATATAAAATTTAGGCTCTGATTCAAGGCTCACTTCGAAGGATTATTTAAACTTAGGGCCATCAATGGTATATAATAAGGCCTTGAATCCTTACATCGAATTAAATGGACACAATGATCTAAGGCCTTATTATATTATTCTTAAAGCCTTGACCAAAATCCCATACCTTCTTGGTTAGCCCAAAAACACATCGAAAAATAAAAATATCCTTGAACACAATGTACATAGGATAATCCTTAAATCCCTGAACACATCGAATAAATCCCTAATCCTAATATAATATATATTATATATAATAAGGCCCTAAAAAAATCAACATAGCTCTAATATAGCCCAAAAACAAGCTTCTATCAAAAATTAATAATAATCATATATAATAATATAATATAAAACATCAGATCACAGATCAAGGATTATAATCATATCCCTTATATTATATTATCATATAATAAGAGCTATGAAAAACAGATCCTACAAAAGAAAACACAAAGCTCATACAATATGATAAATATATCATCGAATCAAGGATTATAATAATCTCAGAATACAGAACATAATCCTATATATTATATTATATATAATAATAAGGATTATAATAAAATCATTATCCCAGATCAAGGATTTAATAAAAAATCTTCGAATCATTGAACCAAATTTATTAAAATCATCAGATTCAAGGCAATCATTTTATAATAATCATCGAATTTTATCATAATCCCAGACTTTCGATTAAATATTTAATTTAACATACCTCTAGTAAATTTTACTTTAATTCTAAGTAACTAGAAAGATTACCCTCTATTATGTTCTAGATTAATAAATAAAAGACATTGTTTTTAGCTTCGATTGTGATTTTAATTTATCCATAGATAACCCTAAAATTTATCCTAAAATCTTGAAGTTGAGAGTTTGATATTTTTTTCTAAAGCCGGCTATTTTTAACTTGTGCTCGAAAAAAAGTACAGTTTTGGATATGTTTTGGATATGTTTGTAAAAAATGGGTTAAAAAAGTCAAAAGTGCTAAAAGTGAGCTAAGTTGACAGTTTAGGGTAAAAAAGGCCCTAAATCCTCAAATCCCAGACCTAATTTTTCGAAAAAATGTACACAACACGTATGCAAATTTTAGGGCCTTAAAACTTGAAAACTCTATGGTTTAGAGATACGTATATATAGTTCGTGCTATCGAGTAAATTTCGCCCCCGTGTTATACCCATGTTATATAGCTTCTATTTGATAGTATATTTGATATGTATTTCATATTTTATATATTCCTATTATATATACCTTTATTTAATTATCCTTATTTCCTTTTTTGTATGTAGGTTATATATAGGATTCCTTTTATCATTGGTTATTTTTTATTTTATGTTTGTTGTTTTGGGGATCTATGATAATATCAAGGATATCTCCATATGATTTTTATGTGTTGTATGTGATCATTGGCTTTATGTGATAATATTATCATTGACTTATGATTATCTTTTTTCATTTTTTATGTGTTGTTTTGGGTTATGGGTATATAATCCTTGTGGTATGGGGATTATGGGATTATTTATATCATAGAACTGGGATTTATTTATTCGATTTCTTTTTTGTTTGTGTTTTTTGGGATGAGTGTTTTATTATCCTTGAAGTATGATGAGCTCTGATTTAAATTGTGTTTGTTGGTGGGAAATGTAAATCTTTTCATAGTTAAGGATAATGATCATTATTTGATTGTGATGGTAGTTAATTTCTTTGATATTAATATGATTTGTATTATGGAAGGATTTTCTTGGCATTCTTTTGGTTGAGCGTTTAGGTGGATATGATATTCCTTGAGTAGTGATGTTGGCTCATGGTCTATACATCCTTCCATCAGATATCTAATACGAGATATTACTGTGCTTGGCTCAATTTCTTGTTTGGGTTTCCCTATCAATAAGAAGGAAATAATTCCTGGTATGGGCATTACCATATCTATTGTATAGGATTCTAGTAATGCTCTTACTGTTGGGTGGAGAATGGTTCTTAGAGCTTCTAAGGTATCCAGTAATTCCTTTCCTTTTAGTTGTTCGATTTCAGGCATTGAACCCTTATCCATAGCTTCCCAGAACTCTTCCTTTTTTGTGAACTGCATTGTTTTGGTATAGAATTGGAATTTGTGATAATTTGGTTCTGAAGCATCTTTTCCAAGATCATCTTTTAGGTAAGCTATTGCTTCATCTAATCTAAGTTGTTTCATTAGTTCAACCAATCCCTTACTATCGGTTGCAGTTCCTAAATATTGGGTTAGGAATCCCATATATTGGACCTCTACTGATTTGATCCATTCCCAGTTTTTGATTTCTTTTGTTGTTGCCATAATGATGAATGTTTTTATTGATGATAATAGAACTGTTGATTGTTTGGGAAAATTTGGTAAAGGATATACGTATACCCTTACTTGAAACATACTTGGATGATTTACCATCCAAATGATTGCATCTTTCTGATATTTCTTGAAGCAGAGCTTAAGCTTCTCCATGAATTCTTCTGAAAGGTATTCTTCTATGTCAATGTGAGGAGCATATTCTATTGGAATAACATATCCCGGAGTCATAGGAGTTAATCCTTGGATTGTTTTATATGAGTTGCACCAAAGGTTTGTGTCATCAAATGAATTTTTGATAGAGACAATGTTTTTGTAAACGTTGTAAATAAGTTCTCTTGGTTCCATGTTATTACATTTTTTATACGATTAATAATACACAAATATAAATATTATTTTTAATACTGCATACTCTTTTATCAAATTAAAAAGGCAAGCTTGTTAGGCTTGCCCTGTTAGGAATGATTCGATTGAAGGATATTCTTTCCAATGTTGTGACCAAGTATTCCTTTCATCATAATTATTGAAGTACATTGTGATAAGGACTAGATCATTGCCCTTGTATTCGAAATGTTCTTTATCTACATTGGGAAGATGTTCAACCTGGAGATCTAAAAGATCATTCTTGTTTTCAACCTTAATAGAAATCTCCATTTTACCTATTAGGTTCTTTGTTGAGTTCTTATAACCCATGATTTTGATGTCTTCTATGATTGGTTTTACCTCTTGGAGGAATTTCACCATTTTATTTCTTTTCGGCATACGTTCGATTGTTTATATTTACCTTGTTCATAATTATATTGGTTTCTCTCTTGAAGTTCTACCTGGATTTCTACCTCTTTTGTATAATCTAATCCAGTATCTCTCATCTTTTCGATAAGTTTTTTAATTCTAGTGGCATAGATTAGATTATGTTGCAAATATTCTAGTCTTCCAGATTTAATATCGCTAGAATTTTCTCCTGAATCCTTAATTATCTGAATCTCATCCTTTAATCTTGTAATGATACTTTCAGTATGTAATTCATATGCTTTTAAAATGCCATCTTGAACTATGAGCCTCTTTTCTTCATCCGTTAGAGTTACTTCTCTTTCTGTTTTTACTTCTCCATTAGGCCAAGTGTAGTGAGCATGATTTGCATTTGGCTTAAACTCTGTTTGATAAAGAGCATAAAGGATACCAGCTCCCATTGGGGAGAGAGCTAGTATCATTAATCCTATGAATTGTTTTACTTTCATCTGAATTCGATTATTGTGTTAACTAATGAAGTAACGAATAGCTTCTTCTGATACTTATCCTTAGAATCTTTTGAAGAAACTATGGTTACTATTTGATTCTCGTAGTATACATAGGCATCCTTGAAATGCCATGAGTGTCCGGTACAATCTGTTCTTGATTCATCCGGGAATGCTCTTAATAGGATCTCTTGAGCATTTTTATCCAAAGCTTGTACTGTAACTGAATTAGAATCCCTGTTTGATATAATCCTTAGCATGATTTGTGTAATTTTTATGAGTTAATGTTCCAAATTGTTTAGCCAATACAATTAGCTGTTGAGTAAAAGCCTTCGTTCTAATGTTATTAGATTGAAGTTTGAGCACAAGTTCCTTGCAATTGGTTTCCCATCTCCAATTTGATTCGCTTGTAAGTTTAGGTTCGGAATGATTTTTCCTTGTGTAGTAATAGCGAATTACTGAGATAATGTAAATTCCACCTTCTTTAGGGAAAATGCAGACTTCTTGACTGTTGAATTGATACTCAGATACCATATTTGTAATTGCATTTAAATGATTAATAAATTTTATTTTTATTCGACAATGCAAATATATACATTATATTTTAAATACAAATATATTTGCATTATTAATTTGGGCTTAAAAAACAGCCCTAATAGCCACTACATCTTCAATGTATATCAATGAGATGATTTCTTTTTGGATTGGGCAAAAAGCAAAGATTGTGTTATCTACTTCTGATACCATTGTAGTAGCTAAATAGGTATCTTTTAAGTTCTTTGCATCTAGTAAGATATCTCCGGGCCTTACTTCTCTTTGTTTAATACAAAGCCAGGTTAATCCTTGAAAGTTTAATGTGTTGTTCCCATTAGATGAAAAGAATTTTAAAGGTCTACTTACTCTGTAGATATCAACCATTGATGTAGTTAATTGATATGGATTGCATGAAAAGCTGTAACATTGAAGGATTGCTTGGGATTTCTTTGATCCAATTCTTAGTTGAGTAGCTAATTCTCTTTTTCCATTGAGTTTTACATAGACTCTATAATCTGTAGAATCTATCAGTTGCTTGAGTAATGTAATCTGTGATGAAGTCATCGTTTTTGTTTTTTAATGATTAATATTTTATTTGCAAATATACTTTATTTGTATTTAATACGCAAAATTTAAATAGGATGGTAAGAGTAGCTGGATATCTACGAAAAAGGGTAGTTTCCCAACTACCCAGTTCCAGTGTCGAATAATAAGATTATTAACGTATAAAACGAGCATCAAGATTTAGGTTAACATTACTGTTCTTGAACGCATAACATAATTACTAAAATGTTAAAACAACGAAATTTGTTTTTGTTAATGATGTATGTAAAACATTTAATTATAGTTGTCCATTTCTGGATCGTCTTCTGAATCTATGTTCATTTCTAATTCTCTTCGGATCTCATGAAAATCCACATCTTCAGGTTCTTCCCTATGTATCTTATAATTATCTGTAATCTGAATAAGCTCTGTCTTTACTGCATCCAGACCTTCTTTAGTTACATCTAATCCTTGTTGAGTCTTAGCAGATACATCTGGCAAAGCATCTAACTCATAATGTTCTTCTAAGAATTTAGCATCCTTTTCATTAAAAGATTCTTTCTGTTTAGTATGTTCTTCCTCTAAGATTTTTAGGGCATCTTCTTTAGTAACAAAGTTGTTTTGTTCCATTACTCCAGCAGAACTTTGATTGTTAATATTGAAGACATTAGTTGTACCACCCATGATATTCTTAATCATTGAAGATAATTGTGCTCCAGCTTTCATCTTCAAATCTAAAGCTTGTCTAAGTTCTGCAGATATGAAAGGTACATAGTGATCTCCCTGGGATCTTTTTAATATTTCTACTTGAGAAGCAGCTTCCATTCGATCTTCCATTGCCATACTGATAGACATACCTGTAATGGCATTTAATATCTCTTCTTGATTTTGTTTATCCCAGATTCGATTATTTAATAACCTTTCTCTTAGGACCATATTGATATCTTCAATATCACATCCAAGATATGAAGCTAATGATGAAGGATTATGGATTACTCCACAAAGTAATCCATTATTAAGTGCCCATTGATTTACTACATGAGTAATGATGTTCTTCTTCTTAACGTCTTTTATTTCTGGACTTACTGTTTGATGATATTCTACCATCATTGCGGTTAGACCTGTTACCCTTGGTATTCTTTTCATTGTAAAAACCCTTTCTTATGTCAAATTTATCGAAATGTTGAATAAACCTGATGTCATACATCCAATATACTTTATGATGTTCATTATATATGATAAGTTGATCATTCCCTCTTATGATAAGGTTAATATGTTCATCTTGAGTAGATGATGTGAGTATGGCATCCCTGTTATCCTGGAATAGTGGATAATCTGGGCCCAAAGCATGGAAATCCATTATTTCATATTGGTTACCATGAAGGTCTGTAAATATATCATTTATTTGCATAATTTTATGGGATTAATGTTATGAGATATCTATGTTCGTTTCCTATCGAAGTTTCTCTGATTAGAAGGTTTTCATACTCTGATTTGAATCTTTGAAGTTCTTCCTTAAGATTTTCGAAATAATTAGGTTCAATGATTTCTCTGTAGTCCAATATTTTAATTATTAAACTGTTACCGGTGATTTGAATATCTATGTTTACTTCTTTATTTTCACCTATTTTAGTGAGAAGAACCATCTTGGTAACAATGTATAACCAAGCCCCATTAATGTGTTGCCCTGAAAGTTTCATATCTGTGATATTTAAGGATTAAAAAAGCAGAGCCTTCAAGGTTAGTCTCGAGCTCTGCTGTAATTTTACTTTTTATGTTTAAATTTCTCCATTTCTGGGAAATATTTATTCCGAATAGGAATTACCTTGATTGCAAAAAAGGCATTCCATAATTCGAAGGTAAAAGCAATTCCTTTTTTCTTATTTGAGATTGCCCAGAATTTATCATTAACTTGTTTGACCAAAATCTGAAAGATTCTGTAGGGCAAATTATCCTCTGTATAATTTCTCGCCCTCTCTTGAATTCTTTCTAAGAGTTCTTTTTCTAAATCCTTAAAGAATTCATCCTTTTCTAACTTGGATAAACTTTTGTTGTTTTTATCCAATCCATACTTTTTGATATAATCATTTGTCTTCATATCCTAACCATTCTTTAGCTTGTTCTACAGTTTCGAATTCTTCGGTATTACAATGCCCAGTTCTGTTATCAAAGGCAATCACTTTATTGGTTTTACCATTAATGTAATACCCATAATAACATTTATACTGGGCTTTGTCCCAAAGGAATTCATTATCCAGTAATACCTCTAAAATGTTATAGGCATTATTCCCTGTTACGAAAAATGTTTCTGTGTTCATTTTCTTTTACGTTTTTTAATGTTAGTATCTTTGTGATATTTTCTGCATCTCCATAATTCGTTTCGGATTAAAAGTTGAACGAATATATGTATAGGTGTATAGAAATACTCATGAATGTTTTTCTCTGTAATGTAATGTCCATATACTATGAAGAATTTTTTTCTGGACCTTAATTTGAGAGATCTTGATAAAAGGTAATTGAGAATAACTCGTTTGTGTAATTCATAAAGGTCTTTGTTTACCTTTTGAATCTCTTTTTCTGGTAATCCAATTATAAGTGCCATAATATAAACCTTTTAAATTTCGTTGTACATATTAGGAGGATATAGTAAGTATCCTCCTAATTTGGTTTATATTATATGGCAGCACCTTCTTTGACATTGGCAGAATAATATGCCTTGAGTTCTTTGGAAATTTTCAGATATTCCTTAGATGTTTTATCCGACATTTTGAAAAGTTGGTTCTCCATTTTATGGATTTTGTTCCTTACCTTTTGACGGAATTGTTTTCTGGCAAGGGTATCAATGCAATCATCAGGATAGATGTATTTGATCTCCCTTTTCGATACCACCTGTTCCATGAGAGCAGTATTGGTAACTGGAGTAACTTCCTTAGCTACCTTGGATTTCTTTTTCTCCAATTTGGTTGAAGGCAATTCAATCTTGGTTGCCTTTACCTTTTTAGAGGTTTTCGCTTTAGCTTCTTCTACCTTAGGATTTAAAGCCTTTGTTTTTTTGGATTCAACCTTTGTTGCTTTTACTTTCTGAGATGTTGATTTCGTTGTCATAGCTGTAAATGTTTTATTAATTAATAATTGATTTTTTATTTATTGCAAATATACATATATTATTTATTCAATCCAAATAATATTCTATTAATTCTTGGATATCTTCTGGGTAGTAATCATGGGTACTTTTCTGGGATTGAATGTAATATTCAAGATCTTTTGCTTGTTCCTTAGTAAAGTTCCCATTCTCATATAATTCGAAACTATGATGAGCTTTTTTGATTACTGTTTTAGTTGGCTGGAATTTGGTTTTTGGTGAAGTATCATATCTGTATCGATGATTTTTATAATCATACCCCAAGCACCATTTCCCAGATTCTGGCTTTTCCCATTTTGGTTGCTCTTTAACCTTTTTGGGAGTAGTTCCCAGGAATAAAATCCCAAGAACTACTGATAACGATATAAAGAATGTTTTCTTACTCATCTTAATCCAGGTACATGAACTTTATAAGTTGATTTCGCAGAAGGAATAATTTCTCGATTTAAGAATTGCCCTTTAGAGGGAGCTTCTCTGAATTCTTGATAAACCTTTGGATGAATACCCTCATAGATATAAAGAAGGCCAGGATTCTTTTTAAAGTTTACTGCTACATAAGGTATTTCCTTTTGATTTGCTTTATCATGGATATAACCTTTACAGATTTTGTATAGATTAGAAGAATCTACTCCTTCCATGTTATCTGGTTGAAACTGGATTGTCTTTGCTCCTTCTAATTCGATTGTTGTTGATGCTAATGCTTTTCCCATTGTTTTGTTTTTTATTCGATTTGACCATTAATTTGATTTCGGGTGTTCTTTCCCTTTCTATATAGAAAAAGATATCCCATAATTGAATAACTGCTTGTTTATTTGGATACTCTTCTTCTATTCGAAATAGGATATGCCGCATTATAGATAGGAATTGATTTGAAGTGATACCTATTAATAATGGTTCCCTTTTCATATCCTGGAAATGAGAGATTACAACCTTTGCTTCCCTTTGTACAGTTTGAATTGTAGCTTGATATTGCATTAATAATTCCTGATCCTCTTCATCAATTTGGTAATTACCTTGTTGAATATTTAAGAGAGCCTTAATCTGTACATCTGCAATATGAGAGATTAACTCCGCTACCTCTGTACTAATGTTTAATTTCATCCTACGTAATTTTGTGAAATTGGGTTTACAGATTGATGTACCTTTTCAAAGCCTTCTTTTTTAGAGATTTCCTCTTGAGCTCTTTGGATATCCTTGGATAATTGAGCAACAAAGGAATCATAATGTCCTTTTGGTAATGTTTTTTCTTTGTTCTGTTCCATTTTTATATGTTTAAAATTAATAATAAATTATACCAATGCAAATATATAAATTTTATATCTTATTATAAATACCTTTTTTATACTTTATATGGTACGAAAAAGGGTAGCAGAAGCTACCCCTTGAATGTGATATCGAGATGTTTTAGTTTTTCTTTATGTGATTCGGGTAAAAGAATATCTGGAGCCCATCTGATAAAGAATTTTGAAGGTTTCTTTTCTGGGTCTAGCATTAATTGCCTCATTTCTGTAGACCATTTTAATCTTTCCAGTTCTTCCATATATGGAGGCATCTTCGCCATTTCGAATGAAGCAAAGGTAATCTTAGTTTTATCCGGAATATAAGCCTTCATTCGAGATTTGAAGTCTTTATAGAGATAGCCTACAAATCTGGGATTTCTTTCATTGAGATAGAATCCAAAGATAATCTGAGGATCATATTTATCAGATTTGGGATCTTTGGCCATCTTAATCCTTCTTACAAGCCATTGATAGGAATTAATGTATTGGCCATTTCTGTTAGCTTCCCCAATATCCTTGGCTCTGAATTTAAAGTCTGGAAAATAATGTAAAAAATCCTCGGTTAATAGGAATACAAAGCCTAATGAACGAAGGTATTTAATTATCTCATCCTGGCTTTCAGTTTTAGTCATCTCTTCAACCTTGAGATAAATATCCTCTCTCGGAGATTCCAATTCTTTCGAAGGAGTAGAAGAAGGTCTTCCTCGGGTTCCAATAACCTTTATAGGTAGATTACCTACTAGTTGATCTAAATAAGTTTTAAGTGATTCAACATCATTTTTAGAAGTTAATACTACTTCCAGCTTAATTGGATCAGTATGCTTTACTTTAGCTCCTTGCATGAATTCAGTAGCCTGATCTACTAATCTATCCGATATACATCGAAGTTCTGAATCCAATAAGGTAATCCTCATCTTGGGTTTTATGATGATTTTATTTTCTTCCATGATCGATAGTTTTTTAAAATGAAAAAAGGGGAAGACCCAAATTGAGATATGGATACTTCCCCTTTTGGGTTTATATAAAAATGGCAACCAACTTAATCGTTAGCTTTTTTCTTTTTATCCTTACCCTTTACCTTTTTATCCTTTTTTTCCTTGGTAACCTTTTTAGATTCTACCTTCTTGGTTTCTTTGGTAGTTTCCTTCTTCGGTTTAGAAGCACCTCCCTTAGATTCTTTTCGCATTTTGATGCGATACTTTTTCTTTTCTTCTGAGGTCATTTCTCTACCATCCACTAAAGGATAATCGTATTTAGCTACCTTTCTACCATCCTTAGCAACCTTTACTGCCTTTTCAGCTTTAGGCTTTCTGTTTTTATCTTCGGATTTTTTGTGATGGATTTCTTGAGGAGTGGAATCCTTTACCTTTTTACGATTTACTTCCAAGATCTGAATCCATTTGGAGATAATGGCACCATGTTTTTTATCCTTGGTGTAATCCTTAGTGGGATCCAATTTGTTTTTCTTGTAGTAGGCTTCCATTTCCTTCTTTACTTCCTTTACCTTTGCCAAAGCTTCCTGGTTTTCTGGAACTGGGATCTTTGATTTCTTTGTTTTGCTTGCTTTTTCCTTCATGTTCTTATGAATTTTAATGTGTTAATGATATGTTTTTAATTAGTAGATATTTCCCTGATCTGGGTATGATATTTTTCGATTCTTAGGATTTCATAGTTTGATGAAGCAGTAAAGAATTTTCTAACTTCGAAAAGTTTCTTAATTTCATCTTCATCTAATCCGATGAATTCTTCTTCGAAAGTTTTAATTCCTTCAGAATTTTTGATAACATAGGTAACTTTCGAAATGTTTCCTTTCCCAATATTCGAAATATCTTGTACCATATCCCTGATTCTTCGGAGAAGGATATTAATCTCTTTTTGAATAAGGGCCTTCCCTTTTGGGGAAGCTTTGTAATATTCTTCTCTTCTGAGTCTTACTAATTCGATGTTATCGATGATCCTTTGTAGTTTAGTTACCATATTTTTTTATTATTTTTTCTTTATGCAAATATAAATATTATTTTTCATACTGCAATATAATTTCTTATCTTTAAAAGGTGGGTCTGGGTATTGGATGTGATGAAGGCTCTTTGGGCATAAACCTATCTAAAAGGCTCATACTTTCTTCTATGATAGATTTATAAATCTCTTTTTCTATTTCATCTTCATATTCATGGTTTTCTAGTTTACTTTGATAAATCAATATTTGATTGCTTAGTGCCATGAATATGATTGATTTTTCTTTATCTTCCATGATAAGATGTTTATATGAAAAAAGGGAACCCAGTTAAGGATCCCCTTTTCCCAAAAATTCGAATATAGGTTATTTTTACTTAATCGTTTTTCTTAGATTTCTTTGCCTTGGGAGCTTCTTCAGCTTCATCTTTCTCAGTATCAGTATCTTCTTCCTTTTCCTTCTTGGATTTTACTCCAGTGATGATACCATGTCCTTTCTTTGATTTTACGGTAATATCTCCCGGAACCCAAGTTGAAGCAGTAGAGATAACGTTACCACCTTTATCCTTTACGATTGTGGTAGTAAGAACTCCGATGTGTTTACGAGCAGCAACCACTGGATAACCCCAAGTTTCTACTGTGCCGTTCTCTGTTTCGATTACATCGACCTGTTTACTGTTGCATCTTTGACCAGCAGGACGATTTTTGATAGCTTCCAAACGAGCTTTTTTCTTTGCTGCCTTTTCTTCTGCAGACATAGCCTTCTTAGTTTCTTTAGCTTTTGCCATGATAATTTAATTTTTGATGTTGATATGTGTGTTAATTTAAATGTGTTCGTTTTTTACAAGGTCTGGGATTACTTTTTGTTAGACGAGATAATTAGAGATGATGAATAATGTGTTCATTTTTATCCCAGACCTTGTTTTATCCTATAGTTGGGTTATTTCTTTCCCTTTTTACCTTTTGCCTTAGTTTCTTTCTTGGCTTTCGGTAAAGTGATGCCCAATTCCTTGGCGATTGCCTTGCGGAACTTTTCGATGTCTTCTTCCTCGTAATCATCTGGATCTACATCCAGGGAGTGATCATCGCAAACATCTTCCAGTTCTTCGAAGTCCATACCAGCTAATTCTTCAGGAGAAGGAGCAGCGGCTTCTTCATCTTCTTCATCTTCTTCATCTTCTTCATCATCCTCTTCATCCTCTTCATCTTCTTCATCTTCTTCATCTTCTTCATCATCCTCTTCATCTTCTTCATCTTCTTCATCTTCTTCATCTTCTTCATCTTCTTCATCTTCTTCATCCGCCGGAGAAACTGCAGCTACCAGTTTCTCAAGCTCATCTGAAGTCAATTTGAATCGGATTTCTGAAGTACCATCTGAATAGGTTACCAATACCAATGTTTTGCTGATTGCTACTTCGTTAACTACTTCTACTTTAGCTTCTTTTTTTCTAGCCATGATTGTAATGTTTTAAATTGTTGATAAATGATAGTTATTTGTTCTCGAGTTGTTTCATTAAATAATATGGAAGTTTCTTTTTCTTAGCTTCCCTGTATAATCTTTGATTTAAGGGAGTGAAAGTTGAAACATAAGATTTTAGTTCCTCAAGAGAATTGAAGGTTTTTTCTTCTCTCTCATCTTCTAAAATCTTTTCATTAGCCCAGTTGCAGCGATAGGTTACTTCGTCTACCTTGATAGCATTCTGGGTTAATATGTTTTTTTGTAATGTTATTTTTGTTTCCATATCTTTTTATTTTTATTTTGACAATGCAAATATATATACATTAAATTTATTATGCAATATCCCAATCAATTTTTAATTGGTTCGATTGTTTCGATGAGAGATTGGGAAAATGTTCCATTTCAGGGTAGATAACTCTGGTATACCCGGATAATCCGATTTTAATAAAGTTATCCCAGAGATGAGGAAGTTCCCTCTTCCCGTTTGTCATCCTATAGTTACTCCCCATTTCGAAAGGATGGATGTAAAATTTACCCTTAACTGGGAAAGCAGTCATCACATAGCTCCTTTTAGGTTTTACATGAAATTTATCGAGTAAAACAAATCCCCTGAATAGGAGTTCTTTATGAGCCCTGTCTTCAGATAAATGTTTTCTTTCGATATCTTGAGTAGTTAACCATTCATTGTATTTATCATAGATCAATGAAACGATGTTTATTGCAAATGGTACACTCTCGGTTTGATATTCAGTTTTTAATCGATGTAAAACTTTCAAAGCAAGATTCAATTGATCCGGTAATAAATTATATTCCTTGAATTGCCTTTGTTGCTTATCCGTTAATCGATTCCACCTTAAATATGAAGCATCATGATACTTCAATAATCCTTCGAAAAATAAAGGATCTTTGAATGATGATATTTTGGAATTACTTCTCATAATGTTTGCATGTAATATGTTTTTAAGAATTGATTAATCATAGAACGTTTTCCAATCTTTAGAGTTTTATCCATGTGTCTTCTAAAGATTTTTCTCTTTCTCTTGTTATAATTCCATTCTGAAGGGATATAATATTTTTTGATCTGATAGTGTTTCCCTTCTACTCTTACAGAGTTTTTTCCAAATTTCCAGCCTCTACTAAGGATCATCCTTCCAGTGGCAATTTTGAGATATTTATGCCAATCTTTTCCAAATTGCCCTTTTAAAGTAAGCTTTGCTTGGTAACGAGTATAGAATTTAACCGGTACTACGTTTACTCTTAAATCTTCTGTAAAATAATAAGGATAGAACTTATTTGCATAAATCCTATCCTCGTTTACTTTAAATGGCTTTGGCTTTTTTCTTTCTTTTTCCATTTCGTTTCTTTTTATTAAGTGACTCTCTGTAAGCTTCTGTTCTTTCATTAGCTTGCTTCCTTAATAATGCCCTTTCCTTCTTTCTTTCTCGAGCCCTTAATCTGGAAGCTTTAATCTGTTCTGGAGTCTTTTCCTTTTTTACTCTGGGTTTTCTTTCTTCTTTGGGTTTAGCTATATGTTTAATACCCAAAGCTTGTCTATACCAGATAATGATAGATTTTTCAGAAGCTTCTGGGAATTTCTTTAATACTCTTCGTTTGATTCTATCCAATGAATACCCTTTCTTTGCAAGTTCAAAGGTATAGGATTTTTTTGTTCCCTTGAGAAGATTATTAGAATCCCTTTCTCTTGGAGGTTTCTTTTCTTTTACCTTTTTCTCTTTAGCGGGTTTTTCCTTAGATCCTTCTCTCATTTCATCAGATACATATGATAATCTGAGAGAGGGTTTTACTAAGTAATCAGCACCTCTTTCTTTTAAGATTCCTTCTAACCAGAGATCAAATTGTAATACCAAATCTGGATTAGGTTTTTGAGCCCTTTCAGAATCGATGAATGATACCAGAGAATAAAAATCTGAAGAAACCACCTCTGGGAATGGCATCCCTCTTTCGATTGCCATTTTTTTAATGTCTCGGTATTTTAATTCTGAATGCCAATACCGAGCTGGTTTTTGTTGTTTTTTATCCGTTGCCATATTTTTATTGAATTTTAATTTATGATGCAAATATACATATATTATATATTATATGCAATAATCCATCTTTAAAATATTATACAAAATTAGGAAATGTACTGGTGAGTCAATTGGTTTAGAGGTATCCAATTCAGGATAGGATTCCATTACTTCTTTGAACTTTTCGAAGTTTATGTTTTTTCGATGTTCTTTTGAGATATAAGGTAATATTTGAGGTTCAAAGAATTCTCCCTTTTCTAAGGCTTTGTTAAATTGCTTTATGTACCTCTTTTCGAAACCTTTATTATACCAAGCAAATAATCCCATCGAATAATAAGAAGTTCTCTTTACTCTGATGTTAAACCATTTACAGATATATGGATGATATACTCTATCGGCTAACCAAATGAATGGAATGTACCAAAGTTTATGCCAGAATGTTTTAACTTGAGCTCCACCAAGTTTATTGTATACTGCCCTAAACCCATAAGAGAAATACCAATTATTAGCTCCCCTTTTTACCTTGATGTTGGGTTTGAAATGTTTCATCCTGTTATAAATCCTATCCCAGGGTTTAACCCTCTTTTCATTCATTGAAGGTAAAAATGTATAATAATGTAAGATTTCAGAGAGGTAGGGATTATATACCTTATGCTTGTTTACAATGATATAATCTAAGATTGATTTTAATCTGTTCTGTAAACCAAAATCTGTAAAGAACATAGGCAACATTAAGTTCCATACTTGATCTTGAGAAACAAAAGGTGAATAACAAGGATCTTCTGAAGATGTTAGTTTCAATGAATTATAAGCCATCGAATCAATATACTCAAGGTTAAATTTTTCGGCCATTAATGGATTAATATCATCCCTCACAAAAAAGCCATCATAGGTTTTGATAGTAATAAAGGAACCCTTGAAATAATTCTTGGCAGCATATACTAACCTTGTAAAGGCAGTAGCATACATTGTACCTTTTCTATTAAGGAGGTGTTCTAATGTCAGGAGCTCAGCAAAATTAATTGTACCATCCCCAATTTCACCTAAACCGTTTACTAAGTCTACTCTGGATAAAGGAATGTAAGTTCCCGGTTTTGTAGCATCTCCCATCCATACAAAGTATTTGTAATACAAATCTCTGTAATCTTTGTACTTTTCTTCTAATGTTTTCATATGTAAAATGAGTTTTCGTTAGCTCTTTGTAATCCTTTACGTTTTTTCTTTTCTCTCTTTTCGAAATTCAGTAACTTCTGTTTATCATTATTCTGATAAGCATAATCTAATTTCTCAGCATAAAAATCTAGATTGTTTACACTGTTGTAGTTTACTGCTTTTTCGATTGTTTGACGATAATTTGGCCAGAACGCTTGACCTTTCTTTGCAGTCTTATTCCCATATTGGAATTCTACTACCAAGTAGCCATATACATCAGCCATGTCTTTATCATCAAATACATAGATATAAAGTTTAGATAGCTTCTCTAAAGTACTGTCTCGTTTTTTTACAGGTACTATCTGATACCCATCATCGAACCTATCATAATCGAATACAACAAAGTAATAACATTGTTTCTTCCTTGAATACCAATATTGATCTATGAGATTTTGAACTTGCTCAGAATCCAAGCTACAGATGTATTTGATATAAAAGATATCTCTTCGATTATTCCTTCTTTTATATGCAGATGGCTGTTGAATTTTCCTTGGAAGGATTCTCCAATTATTCCATCTATCGAATTCCATGATAAGCTTGTATGTGTCGATATCCCATGGATCGGTAGACTCTTTTAATAGAGCCATCTGTTTTATTAGGAATTGAGTTTTAATTGGAGCCACATACATTGCAGCATCTCCAAAAGGGTCAGAAGCTTGTTTTCTTGTAACTCTTCGTTCTATACAAGCTTCTATATAATCTACAAATCTTTGATCAACACAACGAACAGGCTTAAAGATGTTATCATGAAGTTCGAAAAAATCATGAAACAATCTGAAAAGCCTTTCTGATCTTTCTTTTAATTCCAAATACTTGTAATGTACGATTCCCATTATCTCTCCAACTTCCCAGGAGGATTTACCATAGGAAATTGAAAGAGATAAGGATTGTTGTTCTTCTTTAGTAAGACAATTCCATGCTTTGTTATCTACTAATCCATCCATAATGAGTCCTCTTCTTGTGTTGTAGTTAATTTATAAGAATTGCTAATATTATCCTCGGCATGATCATAAGCTAATTTATCTGGATCATAATCCAAGTATGTACTGTAAAGAACATTCTCAAAAGGTAACCATATTTCGATTTCACCTCCATTTGGGAATAATTTTACCTTTACATTTTGTGTGTTAAGGTTTATCTCTAATACTGTTGCTTGAACACCATCAAAAGGATACCCTCTTAATACGATATAACTTCCCACTGTTAATTGGGCAATATCATATTTAGAATAAACCTTGTTTTCTTTGGAGAGTCTTTTTAATCTTCTGATTTCTTTTCTGGATACTGTTGCTACAATAGAGAAGTCATCCCAATCTTCGGCATTTTGAATCCTGGCCTTTATTTTCCTTGGGTGCATTGTCTCTGGAGACTTTACCCAAGAATGAATTCCTGGGATCGCCTTTTTTAATCGATGTAGGAATACCCTTGAGAATGCTTTTTCTTTTCTCATTCTGATAAAGCCATAAGAGAATAGCATGGGTACATCCTCATAGATATCTTTTCCTTTACTTCGTTTTTTTAATATTGAAAGTGTTGGAATGTATACTTTGATATCATCATATTTTGCTTTTTTAAGCTCAGCTTCGATTGAACCATAAAGTTTATTATCTATATGGCATATACACCATACATATTCTCTTTTTTTCATAATTTCCTTACTGCTTTATAGAATTCATTATAGGGAATCGCCGTTAAGTCGTTTGAATTGAACACCAGTAGATTCCCTAATGAACAGCTCAAAGCAATCATGTCTAAGCTTTTCTTGGATAAATCTACGATTAGCTTTCCCACTTTTACATCACATACTAAAAAATAGGTTTGCTTTGCCATCCCATTCTCTCTCATAAATAATAATGGGATTTTATTACATCGGTTAGCATCATATGATGCTTGTTCCCAAAACCTAAGTACATCGGATTTTGTACCTTTTAGAATATCATTGAATGTTATACCCTTATAGGATTTACATTCAACACTGAAAGGGAATTTGTGGCTATGTTTCGGATCAGTACAGGTTAAATCTCCAAAAGATTCGATAGATTTAGCCCAACCTCCTGACATGGGAGTTCGAGAAAATTTATAGCCAGTCCATCTTTCCCATACCTTAGCAAGTTCCCTTTCAGCTTTGGATCCTTTATTTTTACTGTTCACTGACATTTGGTATTGAATTTTAAGTATTATGGGATTATAGTGGTAATACCATTGTCTTTTTTTACCTTAATCGTATTAGAACCTGAGATTGAAAAATTCTCTTGGTGAGTGATTATATAAATGCTTTTCCCATTACCTATATATTTCACTAAGTCCATTACGATTTCGATATTTGCCTTATCTAAGTTTTCGAAAAGTTCATCCAAGAAAAGTAAATTTATTCCCAATGATACGCTTGTGATAGAGTGTAATGCAAATGCCATAGCCACATTTACCAATTGTTGTTCACCTCCGGATAATTCTTCGTATTGAAGCAATTGGCCATCTTTATCGATTAAGGTTACAAAATCCCTTTTTGATGATTCTGTGTTTACTGTGAACTTTATATTAAATCCGATTATACTACTGTAATCATCCAAACAATCGTTCAAGGATTTTAATGAAGCATCGAAAATAAAAGTTTTCATCCCAGAATTACTTAATGGGTCATTGATTACCCAATTTAGGTTTTCTAATGCCTTTTTCTGAGTTTCACAATTTTTACGATGTTTTTCTAACTTAGCTTTTAATTCCTTTCTCTGTTTTCGATACTGAGGTGAGATTATGTTTATTCTCTCTAATCTTAAGTTTCCCTTTTCTTTTATCAGGTTAGTAATTTCACCCTTTAAAGTAGTAATATCATCTTTAATATCTTCTTGTTCTCTACAAAAAGATTCTACATCGTAGATTTTTGACTGGGTCTTAAATTTTTTATCCTTAATCTCTTCCGATGATTTGAAATGTGAGGATAAGGTTTTAAGGTCATTATATGCAACCTTGTATTCCCCTTTCTGTAATAAACCCATGATGGATTCAATGAATTCCAGGACCCCTTTTTTACTTGTGATTTTGGTTAGTTGTTGATTGGTATTAAGTTCTTCCTTTTTAAGTTTGGTTAACTCTCTCTTAAGATGCTCCAAATTTTTTAAGCTCTTAGTTAGCAGGTTTTCATCGAACTTTTTCTCCAATCTAACAAGTTTTTCATGTCTCAATGTAATTTTATTTTCGATCTGATCAACCTGTTCTCTGAAGATCTTTTTATAATTCCTTTCGCTATCTCGGAATTTTTCATAACTTTTCCTTGCATCTTCATATCTTTCAGTTATGGATTTAACTCGATAGTATGCTTCATCATATTTCTGTTGTGTTTCTTTTTTCATTACCATAGCAATGTTCTTTGCTACAGTAATATAACCTATTTCGAAAGCTTCTTCGAACAAAGCCTTTTTATCAGGACCAGATGATTCAGCTATACGCTGGAGTCTTTGACCGAATGTGATTGTGTTTTTGAAAAGCCTAAAGCTACTACCCAAATCTTTTTCGATAAGCTCTTGAATCTTTGGTTTGGATTTTTCTTTTACTTGGGCTCCATCGATTAGATAGAGTAATCTGTTTCCTCCTTTAGCCTCTTCTACTTTACCTTTATATTCTTGACATCGGATTATTTGATGTATTGAGCCATCTTTCTCAAAAAAGATTTTTACCATTGTACCCTTATAATCATTGGGTCTCCAGGATTCTAATGTATTTACATCTTTTATGTTTTTTAATGTTTTACCATATAAACACCAACTGATAGCATTCAAGAAGGTGCTTTTCCCCGAACCCGTATTTCCTTTAACCAGATGGATTCCTTCTGTACCCAATGTTATACTAAGATCCTGAATAGAACAGAATCCTTTTATCTCCATGTTCATGAATTTAATCATACTTCTTCCTCCTCTGCCTTTTTAAGTATTTCAATAAGAAGTCTCTTCTTTTCAGGATCTTTGATACCTTGTATTCGAAGATATCGTCTACCTGCTTTAACTTTCGAATAGTTTTTCTGTATAACCTTGCTTTCTGAGCTGAACTCATCATTAGAGGCCTTAGGTTTGAGAACTCTATAATAATTTCCGTCCTCTTTAATTTCCTCCACACTGCCCACTGTCTTAAACTTAGGCAATCCTTTAATATGAACAAACTCAATGGACATATCAGAATATATCTTAAGATAACCCATTTTGTTTCCTTCATCTGTGAACCTTTGTTGTAAAGGTGCTCCAACCATGTATACATGTTTCTCTAATTTCTGAAATTTATGTATGTGTCCACATAATACCAAATCGAACTTTCTGAGTAATGTTCTATCGAAGTTTTCTACAGAACCAACTTCTCTACCATCTGTATCTCGGGCTCCAGCATAATCAGTATGTAGTAATAGGATATTCTTTTTACCCTTAATTACTTTTGTTTCTTTTAATGCTTGCTTTAAACCAATATTATGATCCAGATATGGTATGCCATGCAATGCAAATGTTGGCCACTGGATAGTTTTCCAATCCATACAATGAAACCAATGATATTGAAGATCAAGAGCTGTTAAGAAAGAATCTGACCTTTGATCATATGTGTTCAAATTTGGTATTTCATGATTACCAGAGATCCCAAATACTTGAAGCTTTGGCTCATTGGAATATTTATCGAAATGCTTAGACATCTTAATATATAACTCCATATTGATTGTTTCTGGAGTATGTACCAAATCCCCACAAAATAAAACTGGGATCTTTTGTTTTATTGCTTCTCTGAAAATTTTGTCTAAAATCAAAAAATGGGAATCTGTTCGACTCCCATTTTGATTGAACTTTGTCCAATTATTTAGATGAATATCCGATAAAGCTAATGCTATAACTTCCTTTTTCATTTTAAAAACTTTCTAATTGCTTTCATTCGTTTATTATGATCCATCTCATTTAATTCTAAGAGTTTAATTCCATCGATTGGATCATATCCGTCTTCTACTTCCCAGCTAGTATCATGTACAAATAAAGTACCAACCTTGTTTTTACTGAATATGTTTCTGATAAGCTGGCCAAAAGATTGATCTACCCCAATAACATTGAATACCAAAGTTTGACAAGCACTTACCATGTATTGAAAGTATCTATTAGTAATGCGTTTGCCATCGTTTTCTATCTCCCATCTTTCAAATTGATCCCTTTTGTAAGGAATGAAAATAATATGGGTTATCTCTTTTTCCTTTAACATAAGATCATAATTGATAGCATTTATCTTTTCGATAAAATCATGTGTTTCACAGGTTGGGAGTCCCAGGGAATTCTCTTGAATTTCGTAACCCGCAGTATCATACAGACTACGATCTGTAACAAAACTGCCTTCTAATTCCATATACTGATGATACCTTAGGTTTAGGATTTGGAAATTCCTTTTGTGTTTTTCATTGGTATCATACTTGGTATTTAAATCATAATGATTTTTTGGGAGATTGGGCATTAAATCATATAAACTCCCAGAAACATATTTAATTCCAAACTCCTCTGAAATAGCTCTGGCTACAGTACTCTTCCCAGTACCCGCCGGCCCACAGATTACTATCCTCTTATTCTTCATATTTGTAAGTTTTTAATTGTTTGAATGGTTTCATAAATTCTGATGACATGAAAGATTTGAGTTGGTATTTCTCAAATACCTCATTTAAGGTAATCTTATCCATTGCATGTTTTTTATCATGATATGGTATTACTTCTGGATTAACCTTTGTTAGATAATAGAACAGGTCTATCAACAGTTGGTTTCGTTTGAATATTGGTTCTAATTCGGATTTAGGGAATTTCTTATCCCTCTGTTCGGATTTTAAGAACTCCCTTATACTTCCATACTCTTCTAAGAATTTTAAAGCAGTTTTAGGACCTACCCCTTTTATTCCTAAAATGTTATCAGATGTGTCTCCACATAGGATTTTCATATCCACTGCTTGTTCTGGTGTATACCCATATACATCTTTACAATTTTTAGGTGTTACTAGCATATCTTTAGAAGGATTTATCAATTTGATATTTGGAAATGCTAGAAGTTGAACAAAATCTTCATCTGATGATAATAAGTATACTTGAGATAAGCAATTCTTTTGATAAAGCAATGCAAGGTAATCATCACTTTCCATTTCATTGATCCTTTTGTTATCCCATACATAAACAATTCCTAAGTTTCTCAGAATACGTTTAATAATGGGAAACTGTACCTTGAAAATTTGATCCCAATCTTCTGAGATCCTTTTTCTATGAGCTTTATACTCTGGGTACATATCAGTCCTTAGTTTAGACCTATGACAGTCGAAACATACTACTACTGAAGTGATTTTAAACCTTACAATGTTTGAGTATAGGATTTTAAAGAATCCATATACTGCACCTGTTGGAATCTTACCATTTGAGAACCCTTTATTCTTGAATTTGAAATGAGCTCTCAACAAGCAGTTGTTTCCATCTACCAATAATATCCTTTCTTCTTTCATTGTAATTCTTGATATAAAAATATAACTCTGGGATTATTTAATGAGCCTGCAGATACTACTTGAAAGCAAGGTACCATCATCCCTTTTGGGACAATGGCTACCACTACTTTAATCTTCGAATTCTTCTTCCTCTTCTTCATCTTCTGAGTCATCGGATTGGGATTCATAATCCAAATTTCCATCCACTGGGAAGAGATTTATACCCTTAGATTTCAAATCATCCAAATGTTTTTGAGTGGTTGTGATAGTGTTTATCCCACAAGCTTTAATAAATCTCTTTCTTAACTTTTCATCCTCTTCGATTACCAACTGTAACTTTTCATCTCCTCTAGCAATGGTTTTCCCTTTATACTTATAAATTCCCCCAGAAGTTTTTTCCAAGACTTCCTCTTCAACTAATATGTCCCCCAATCCAAAATACCTATCGAATCCAACATCATGATATTTGGGATTATAATACATGGGTGCTTTAGATATGGTAGCCCTTGAAGGAGCAATTTTATTTTTCTCCATACGAATAGAAGTATACCTACCAACTTTTACTTCCTTACCTTTGTGTTTTTCAGTAATTGTCTTACTTCCATAGAATCCACTTCTGATTGAAGCATAGAATTTCATTGCTTGGCCACCCGGAGTAGTATCGGGATTCTGAAACATTCCCGCTTTCAGGTTCTTTCTTAATTGATTTATACATATCATTGTTACTCCCAATTTTGATAGAAGCTCTGATCGGATTCTAAACATTTTATAGATGGCTTTAGCTCTATTTCCCATATCCGCTTTAGAATCCATCATCTGGGAGTTTATGTTTTCTGATGTGTCCAATGAAGCTAGTGAATCTATGATTACCAAAATAGGTTCATTATGAGTCAGTATCGATCTCCAATACAAAGAATACTGAGCAATCCAGTCCGAGATTACTTCTACAGAAGTTTCCCTTAAGATTAAAACCCTATCTAAATCCAACCCATTCTGTTCTGCCCATTTATTTGTAAAAGCCTGTTCTGCATCGGCTAATAAAACTACCCCACCCAATTGTTGAGTACAATATGCAAAGTCATAAGCAGCTAAACTTTTGCCGCTACTCTCTTCCCCAAATATCTCCATTAGCCTACCAAATGTAATACCTCCCCCCAATTGATAATTATATGCAAGGAATCTGGTGGGAATTTTAGGAAAATTAGAATCATCCCTCTCCGAAGCAACAAATGATGTGGGGAATGACTTGTTTAATTCTTTTAATGTTGGTATCTTTATACCTATCTTTTTCTTTGCCATAGTGTATGATGATTTGTTTTAGATTAAAAAAGGGAGCAACCCAATTGAAGGCATACTCCCTTTAACTTTATTACGAGTGATATGGATTTTTTAAATATCAGAACCTTTAGCTTTTTTCTTTTTCTTCTTATCCTTGTCCTTTAAGGATTTCTTTTTCTTTTTTGGAGTATCATCTTCATCATCGTCATCATCAACCCCACCACAAAGAAATTCGTTTAATTTATCCTCTAGTTCATCGTAAGGAAGGATATGTTTTCTTACCATTTCCTCAAGATTAACTGGCTTAGCATATTTCTTATCCAGAGGTTTTTTCTGACATGGTGAAATGGTATAAGTGGTATCCATTTGACCTTTACCAGAACGGGTTAATTTCAAATCGTATCCATTTTTGATGGAAGTCATATCTCCCCATTCATCCTCATCCAAGTAGAGATCAATGATATCCTGGTAAGCTTGTTTGGGGATTAACATTGGTTTATCAATGTTCTGTTCATCGACTTCTTTTCCCTTTTCATCTTTATATGCAACTACTGCGATTACATATTTTCTTTTTGGAACCAGTTTCTTTGCAAGAAGTTTATCATCTTCATCCTTACTTTCCTTTAGTTCCAGGTATTTCTCCATGAAAGGGCAATCTTCGTTGAAGGTAGCTGGAGAGATTACTCCACCTAATTTTGGCCCTAAGTAGAACTGAATAATTTCGATAGCTAATTCGCAATCTTCACCTGGATCCTTGATTCTGAAGCGAATGGTTCCTTCTTTAGGATAAATCATTCCACCACCAGATCCTTTCTTCTCCAGCTCTTTTTTTCTAGCCAAAAGTTTTTCCCTCATGGAAAGACCTTTCTTTTCTGTTTTTACTTTCTTCATGATATATCAAAATATTAATTATTATTTTGTTCTATATAGATAACCTCTTCAATTGAGAGTGCCACAAATTTAACGGATTCTAAAGAATATCCATTATCGAAAGAAATATCCTTTCCAGCGTAATTCCCATAAGTAACGATTTGACCAATTTCTAAATGTTTATTGATCTTTCTGTCCTGCTCCATTAATCCCATTTTTACGATTACCCCTTTTCTGGGATAATCCTCGGGTTTACCAGGGATGATTAAACCACTGGCAGTCCTTGCATCATCTTTGGGTACTGCTAAAAGGATCCGATCTTCAGTTGGAGTACCTGGAATATTCTGAGATACTCTTAATGCAGCTTCTTTAGTAAGTAAGTTCTGAATAACATTCATAATAAGATAATAATTTTATGCGATTAATAAATAGTGTTCACTCTTTTCTGATATTGGATGAGAATGTTTGTAGTAGTTGAGCTTTCATTTCAAAAGCTTTACAGATAGAAATTAATTTATCTGCGTATTCCTTAGCTTCCAAAAATTTATCGTTTGCAACTTGATATTTTGTGTTAGCATTTGCTTTATGTGTTGCGTATTCTTTTGTAGCTTTAGGATTACTGTCTACCACAGAAACATAAACTTGAGAAAATATCCTATCCTTTTCCCTTTCTAATTGATCCCTCTCAGCTACTGCCTTGGATTTTAAAATTGAGATTAAGGAGTAACTTGAAGGGTTTTCTGAGATCAGCTTATTAATGGAAGTTTCATTAATTGCCAATTCCTTTGATAGGTCTATATCGAGTTTTTTACCTCTTACCCTTACTGTTAGGTGATTTATAGAGGACTCCCTCTTAAGTTCTTTTATACTGGAATCCCTCATAAATCTTAAGTGGTTATGGTATCTATCGATGTATTGGACCCATTATCCCATGGATAATCTGGAAAGCTCTGTTTTATAGATTTGATCTTTTCAAAAGAAAGTCTATGTTCAAATCTACAGGAAGAATTTGGGCATATAACAATCATCTGTTCAACGAAATTTGTATTAACTGGATGAGCTGAATGGATTACATCCCTGGGACTCTGTACTTCAAAAGCACATCCGCATTTGGGGCAAATTATGGGCTTGGGTTTAGTTACCCTAAGATTAATTCCTCTTTGTACTATCCTCATCTTCTGTTCCTCCATATTGTTTAATAAATGATCTCATACTCCAAGTTCCTATTCCCACCAACAGAGTAATTATTACTCCAAATGTGATAGCAATGTAATCCCCGATCTCTTTTAGGGTCCCATCACCCATCCATCGAGTAAGGGTCATAAACATAAGTAAAACCCAGATTATTAGGGATATGATTATCCCTCTTTTTTCATCTTTCATAATATATGTATGTTTAAAATTTAATTTAATTAGTTCACTTGAAATACTCTGGGTAAACCTTTGGATAGTCCTTGATATCTACTGATTTACATTTGTTTACCAGTGAAAAATAATATTCTTCTTCCTTGGACCCTTTCCATTCCCCTTTGAAATTTAATAATCGATTATAATCGTATCCCACTGCAAAGGGTAATTCTTCTCCCTGGGACCTTCCTACTTCGAAATCCATTGACATATCTATGTCATCGATTTGGAATCCAAACCATTCTTTTGTACTGGGATTTCTTGCCATGTCCCAAAGTTGATATATGGTCTTTGGATTGATGTCTTTAGGTAATGTATCAAAATATATGGAGTCATGGACAGTACCTACTTCCTGCAAATCTGGTAATTCCCCCTTATTTACTTTCTCATCAATTAATACTGAAGTAAATAATGCCATATCCGATGCAGCACCTTGACATGGGATGTTTACTGAAGCATGTTCTGCTTCTACAATCTGCATCTGATTATCTCCAAAGATTTCTGGGCATCTCCTTTTTCTACCAAAAAGTGTTTTTACATAGCCATGTTTATGCATGAACTTCATTTGTTTATCCATGAATTTTTTCACCTCTGGGAAGTCCGTGAAAAAATCTTCTAAAAATGACTTGGCTTCATTTGGGCTTACCACCAACCCTGTTTTTGGGTCTGAAAGCTCTTCTGCAAGTTTAGCTGCACCGATACAATATATACACCCAAAAACAATGTGTTTAGCTTGCTTTCTTCGTACTTTCCAAGTTTTATATTCCGGGTGTTGCTCATCCTTATAGATAGGCTCTATCTCATCATATTTAGCCCCATATTTTTTACATGCTACTGATAAGTGAGGATCCCAACCTTTTGCAAATGCTTCCAACAAACCTTTACATTTTGATAAATGGGCCATCAATCTTAATTCACAGTTATGAACCCGGATACCATTGGGATTAAATTCATGTAAGTTTTCAACTTCCATATCATATACTTCTCGTTTACCAACCTTTTCTATGTTAGTAATTTGCTCATACATAAAATGATGTACATCCAACCATCTGGAATCAAGTTCTGAAAGTTCATCAATATAGGACTCTAGTGTACTGTGTATAAGTCTACCCTTCCTTAAAGAATTCCTATAAGTTTTATGAAATTCTGAAGTTCTGGGCAAATCCTGATAAATTTCTAAAGGTATTCTTTGTGTAGAACAGTGAGAAGTTTTATTTGCAGGGACAGCATATTGTTTGCTCAATTCCCAATCAATAATTTCTTGTTTTTTTCTTTTAAGTCTCAAGTAGGGCTTAAGTCTGGATAACCCATAATTTACGATTAAATGATATTCTGTATACTCATTCTCATTTAAAATCGTAGTTGTACTTCTGATTATACCATGAAACCCAACTGATTGAAAGAGTAGTTGTAATTGTCGAATATAAGATTCACAAGCAGAAGTATACCTAAACCTACCATTACCAATAGAACCATCTGAGTCAATTTGACCTCCAATAAAATTCATCTTGGATTCGAAGTCCGACTTTAGGATCCTCTTTGGGATTTCCATTTCATGAGAATCCTTCTTTGGGTATTTCTTATAAAAAGAGAGAACCTTATCACTATGACCTCTAATACCCCTTGAAGTATTTTTTGGCCCATAGAATTCACAACCAAAGTAATTATCCAGTAAAGGTTGTAATTCCTCTCTGTCCGATCCAGTTGAAAAGAATATGGACATATCAGTTGGTTTTCTTTTACCAGATTTTTCTTTAGGGTAATGACCATCACCATAGAATAATCCCGCAATGTATGCTTCATCTGAATTTATGAGAAGCCTACCAACAGATTTAGTACCGAATAAGTTTTCGATATATAATGTATCATTTAATTTAAGGTCTTTAGCTAATGTAAATCCTTGTTTAGTTTTTACTGGATGTTCTTCTGTTAATATCAGTTGCCTACCAGTATTTGTTGTAATCCTTAGGCATTCTGCCTTACCCTTATTTGCAAGAACCTTTATATTGAGAACTCGGTGTTTGTTTTTATGCTGAGGGTCCATCATACAAATTTTATCTTTCCCAGGGATAATCTCCTTTAACTTCTTTATTCCAGTATTACAAAAGATATATGAATCCCCATCTATACATTGACTGTAGTCCATCATCAAGTAGAGTCTACCAGTGGATGCAACTAAACACTTCCTAATATCGGGGTTTGTTGCTAATCTAGGAAACTGTTGTGCATTGGGGTCACTGTTATGATTCAATATGCCATTAGCCACATATGTGTGATCCTCTTGAACTTCTATATCGCATACTGTTTTTAACCCAATCGGCTCTATTGAAATAATTGATACTGGTTTATACATGATTTGATCTTTTTAAAAATTGTTTGTTCATCATAAGCTTTATATTCAAAAGACTTTTAGAAAGTTTAATTCGGATTACTTTATATCCTTGATTAGCCGCTAACTCATCCTTAATCAGATCCCGATTGATTTCATGTAAACTTCCATCGAGCTCCAATAATAGATTAAACTTAGGAAAGAAAAAATCATACTTATAAGGACCTAAAGGAAATTGAGCTTCTACATCTAACTTTAGATGTTTAAAATACTTATAAAATTGGTATTCGATATTATTAGCAGAATATCTAATATTAAATCGTTTTATATGTTTACGATTTATCCTTTTTAACTTTCTAACCAGATTAAACAAAGTGTACTTAAAGTCATTTATACAATCGATGCCCTTAATGATGTCTGAAGAATTCCGAGAAAATAATAATCCTATTTGCTTATTATAAAACATAAGGCTCTTTAAAAGTTCCACCTCCTCTGTAGTAAGGGATAGGAATTTTTTACTCTTCTCTTTAGTTTCATTATAAGCTAAATTATAATATTGGAGGTGATGTGAAAATACATATTTAGACATCCCCAGTTTTTCCATAGCTTCCTCATGAGTGAGAGAAGTGGATATTGCTTCTTTAATTTTGTCAACCTCCACCAGATTAGCGGGCTTATACCAATTTACCCTGTTCGAATTATTTTCCCTCTGTATCCTAGCAATCTTCTCTCCCTGGGATCTTTTAATCTGGTCTTTTGTATAATACTTATACAGAGACTGTGTCATAATCCTATGGCCGATACCAAAATGAAATTTGAAATCTTCCCTGGTCACCCCCTGTTCAAAAAAGTAATGATCCAAATCTTTTTTTCTAATATAGGATTTCCCATCTTCCTTTATAAGTTTTAACTTATGTTTGGGGGATTTTGTTAATACCCTTTTTCTACTCATAGCTGTAAGATGTTAAAAGTTTAATAGAAAAAGTATTGGAATCTTTATTATGGTAATTGTTGAGGATTTCTTCTAGAGTTTTTTCTCCCTGGTCCGTTATAAATTTATGTTTAAGGGTACAGTTAATGAATTTACCATCTTCCAAAGTTACTTTATACATGGGCTCAACCCCTTTATTTATTCCCTTAAGTATGGGTTGATACTCTCCAGTATGGGTTCTTACAGATAACCCATCGATGGTATTATACCCCTCTGAGGGGGGTACTAAATCCCCAATAAAGATTAATCCCTTATCCGTATCAAGTAAAGAGTCAGGACTAATACAACTACTTAATCGCCCACTTACAGTACCTTGGATATGAAATTTTGGATGTAATCTACCATCATCTTGAACTAAGTTTGCAAACCCCTTTACAAACATATTATTAATCTGCTTAAGCCCCCTTAATTCTAAAAGCGTATCAATAAATCCAGTTTTATCTGTTTTTTGTAATTCCAATAATACTGCTTCTGATGAAGAGGGGTTATCCGTATCCTTTTTATCTTTTTGTGTATATTTTACTACTGGGAATCTAAATCCTTTTGGGTCTAAAAATAGAAGTTGTGTCATTTGTGAAGCTGACCCAAAATTTATGGGTTCTATTATGGCTTTTTCGGATTTAGTATTAAATTCTCCAGCCATTAATCTGGCAATCTTTTCTTCTCTATTTTTAATTGATCTTTCAGCAGAAGCAATTTTTCGAGAATCATCTGATGTTTTTATTACTTTCTTAGATTCTCTAATCTCTTCTTCTATCTTCGATATTGCTTTATCTAATCTCTGTTGGATGAGGGATTTCTCGAATCTCTTTACCTTTTTAAGGGCTCTTACCTTGGTTTCTGCTTCTAGAATTAATCTGGGATATTTTTCCATTAATTCTCCATGCCATTCTTTATCAAGTCTTTGCCCTCTTGTCTCTACCTTTGTTAGTAGATTAGAAGCAGGCATAATAAGATTTCTAAACAAAGGGTAAAATGCCTTGTCCATCATTTTCTTTTCGAAGAATAGGGATAATCTTAAACACATATCAGTATCTATAGCACAGTACTGGGATAATCCCAATAAAGGTTTTTGATCCCAAGGTAAATTACATCCTTCGTAATCTTCTTCGTAATCTCCAAATTTAGGAAGGAACCTCCTTACCTGATTCTTTAAATCATGGGGCCTTACTTCATCCAAAACATATTTAGCAAGCATCCCATCAAATAACCTACCTTTATGAAAGATACCATATTTGTGAAATACTTGCATATCAAATTTAGCATTCCATGCAACCTTAACAATGTTTTCGTTAGCAATAACTTCTTCTCCAAATTTCTGAAGCTTTGTTTTCCAGGATTTTTTAAATTTCGAATCGAAATGACCTAAAGGAATTACTCCTGCCCTACCTGGTTCAAAGCATACACCTAAAATCGTAGGATAAAAATCATTATTATATATTCGATTACCCGTAGTCTCAAAGTCTACCGAAGCATATCCAGTTTTCTTACAAGCATCAATTAACATATCCAATTGTTGCTCATTCTCTAAGATGTGATATTTTGTTTTTGGTTTGCCCATATTCTTATATAAATTAAGAAGCCTCTACCAAATCATGATAGAGGCTAAAGTTTTAATCCATTCTTTTTCCCAATTATTCATTCATTCTGTGATATCATCCAAACATTGTTTGAGTAATACCCAATCCTTTTTATATGAATGTAGAGAATCGATAGTGTGATATAAATATCCTGGTTCATTCCCTGTTTGCTCAGCCATGTACTCCATAAGTTTCCATGCAAGGTATACATCATTACCAAAATGAGTTACCAAATCCGATGACCTTTGATGATAACAGATGTGTAATCTCTTTTTACCTTTTATTTCTCTGATTAGGAAATCATAATACATTGAGCAAGGTACTCTTCTTTCTCCCCCAATATATTTTACATCTGTCGGATGAAAGATTGGGATTACTGCCTGGCGAGTATCTGGGTTTCTAATTAACTCATCCCTTACTGCTTTTAAAGCATCCCAGATTCGATCTTGATGATTAATTCCTTTGGAATCAGTCCATCCAAATCTCAATCTTTCATTGTAGGTATAATCAAATTTCCCATTTACTAAGAATGGTCTCCAAACATCTTCTCTGATAAGGAATGCTGATCCCGGGTTAATGTGAGAAAATTTATCTGGGCTATCCAAAGGGTCATGGATTCTTTCCTTGAATTCTTCTTCTACCCATTGTTTACTTCTCTTATCAGCTAAGAATAACCATTTTGGGTCTCCCAAAGAAGTTAAACAGTACTGATGACAGATTACTTCCTTTGTAATGTAATCTTCTTGTCCTTCAATGTTTTTGTTCTGATAGGATTTGGGTCTAACTATAGCACCCATCTCTATAACATTTCTCATTGTTTCGGACATCAACTCATAACTTGAAGTGTAAATTCTCATTTCTTATCCTCCTTTTGTTTTAAATATTTCTTTTTAAATGCCTGACGAGCTGTATATGAAATACAGGATTCAGGATATGGAATATCATCATATCCTAATAGCAAATCCTTAGCACAAAGGGTTATCTCTTTCTTTCCGGGAACTTTTCCTGGTTGTATGCAAGCTAATGTTCTTCGATATACCTTATATTTTACATCCTTTTCATCACAAGTTTTAAAGAACTTCAACATCTTAAGGACCTTTTGAATCCAAACAGAATCTAGTCCTTTGGTGACCTTCTTTATCGATTTATGAGTATCATACATTACTAAGGTTTCTAAGGCAGCATACATCTGATTACAGTTTAATTGAATCATAAATGTTTGGTCCCCTCCATATATGTATTCTCCCAATCTCTGTAATAATAAAAGGTCAAATGCCAATCTCTTTGTAATCTCCGAAGATCTTAAGTTTGCAATTATAATTGGAATATCCAAATCATCTCTTCTACAAAAAGAGGCTGCTATTAAACAACCTTTCCCATTAGAATGTGTATTATCAAAGTCGAATGAATAATTGTAATGGCTTCTCTTTAATTCAGTAGACCTAACTTGAGATCTCATTAAATCCAACTGATTAAAGTTTACATAATTATTCAAAAGAAGATTCCATTTGGTTTTCTGATAATTGAAAAGCTTACCAAAATCAAATTCTGGGTCCATCCAAGCTTTCCTAATATTAACAACAACATTATAGGCATAAATCGCAGAGGAGGAGATCCTTCCTCCTTCACCTTCGGTAAAAAGAATTGGATCTCCCTTAATAAATATTTCATTGATACCCTCCCAAGCTGCTTGTGAGGTAGGATAAAATACTTGCCTTACTTTTAATTGCTTATTGATTGTATCCATATCAATAACGACTTGCTATACGAAATTTATTAACCATGTTTTTCTTGAAGTATACTGCAAATAGGGTTTTATCTGTATAACCCATTAATGCGTAAAATCCGCATAATTTTACGAATGATTCACAAAGTAAATTCTGATACAGATTTTCATCGGTTAATTCTCCCGATTGTTTCCAGGGTTTGTTTTTAAGGCAATTCCTTGCAATAGATAAAGAATATGTCACATCCCATAATTGGATTGCACATCTTCTAACAAAGTCTTCACTAGTTTCCCATCCCACTGGGATACACTCATCTTCTTCATGAGCAATTCTGATAAGTGTTTTATTGGGTAAATCAATCTCTGATCCCATTACCATGTTTCGGGAGAATGTAAGCATTTGACTTAAACAGCAGCAATCATATAAGGGAATCCCTAAATTCTTGGCTGTGGTTTTACAGTATTGGTAAATATCTTCTGGATGAATATTTGTGTAGATAAGCAATTCCATGAAGAAGTGTAAAGCATCAGCTAGTTCTTCATTTAGGTTTTGTGCTTCAGCTTTAATATAAAGGAATGTTTCTTTGTTATCCATATCCTTTATGTAATCTAATCTCTTATTGAAAACCTTGAGCATAGATTCATATCCTTCTCCAAGTTCTTCGATTACCCTACCAGTAAAATCCTTTAGGATGATCTGGCTCTTTTTGGAATTTACATCTATGGGATATGAAGGCAATCCTTCGATCTTAATGTAAGAATCCAATAATTCTTTTTGGAGATCATAGATTTTCTCCAAATGTTTTCCATCCTCTATTTGAGGAGTAGGTTCTTTAATGTTTCTACTATCCATGGTTACTTCTTTAATGATTTATAAATGGTTCTTGTAGTCTTCTTATCTAGATTAAACTTTTCCATTGCAGCATGGATTACTTCTTTTTTCTCTGATCCTTTTCTTTTTAATCCCCGCATATACTTAGCAACAAGTTTAGGATCAACCATACTTTCCATATCCTTGAAAGTATTTTCTTCTTCTACCTGTTTGCGAGTCTTATTCATAAACTGAGCAAAGCATACTGCACATAACTCAGAGTCTCCACATCTTTTACATTCTGATGTAGAGAGGTCATATTCTTTGCCAAAGCAATCATCTCTTGTACCAATAATCTCTGATACATTGGTGGGAACTAAAACCTGAGCTCCTTTAATATCCGGTAATTTATTCTTCTTTGCCATTGTTATATTCGATTATTTTGATTTTCTTATCTATAGAAATAACCTGTTCCTTAATCTTCTGTTCATACTTGGGATTAACCTTGAACAGATTATTAGAAAAGATAAGCTTATTCCTATCATAATATTGAAGGAATCTGTTACATCTCAAAGAGCATTGATCACAATGTAAGGTGCAATATTTGCAAGCACCTCGAGGAACCAAACTAAGCTCCTGATCAGCTTTACAATCAATAGGCTCATTATAATCAATCATTGATTCTGTTTCAAATTCCCTTAACAAATCCAGTTCATTGAAGAGATCTTTTCTCTGTTTTTCAAGTTTCTCTAATTCTGTTTCCATGTATATTTAATCATTAATTCATCATTTCTTACTGATAACTCTAATTCATATCCCTTATTTAAAGGCTTTTTAAGAATTTCAAGTATATCTTTAGTGAGCAATGTATTGTACGCAGATATAAATAGACTTTGAATATCCTCTGAAAGCATATTTTGTATCTCATTCAAACTGGTATACATCTTCAACCCAGCTGATTCTAAGTTTTCATATAAAATCATAAACGAATAATATACATCAACCATTTGAAAATTAGATTGAGCTAAACATTCTACATCAGGGAGTTTTTCACATTTAAAACAGGATTGCCTATTTGAAGGAATATAAAATACACACCCAAAGCAATCATCATACAGATTTAAATTAATTAGGTCCCTATTTCTATGATATAATTGGAGACCATCTGAAGATAAAAAATAATCTCCAGTATTCCTACTTGAAAGTGTTAATGTTTGTATCATATTTATTTAATGCTTTATTACATTATGTAATTTCCTTTATATAAATGATAATAGGATATCCTTATATCCTTAATCCTTGATATTTGATATCCTATTTTTTCTTTATATTGAGAATTTCTATCCTTTCTATTCTGATATATTCTTTATCTATATCTTCTTTTCCTTCCCCCCAAAACTAACCTAAAAACCTAAACTTATTTAAAGCTTAGCTTTTTTGCTTAGTTTAGTTTTCTCAGAAAAATTAAGGTATCTCAAAAGAATCATCCTCTTCATAATCTGGGATATCTTCATCATCCTCCCAATCCCAATCATAGCTTTCCATTTCGTTTCTTTTTAAGATTAATAACTTTCATACCAGTCCTTATATAATAATTGATACGATGTTTACTATGCCGTTCTAAATATTGCCCATAATAATACATATCATCGAGATAGGATTTCTTTTTACCTTTAAATGTTCTTTCCATACGACCACAGATTTGGGAAATATCTTCCTCGGAATCCGAGCCAGCTGCATTCTGTAAATAAACAGCTAAAGGTAAATTTATACCTCGCTTTATAATATAGGTGGTGATTAATACATCGATTTTTCCTTGAGCGAATTGATTAATTATGGATTCTCGGTTTTTTGATGTGTGATCGATTACCCTTATATTATAATCCTTGAGTTCTGGGTGATTAGTATAATATTTATATAAACTTTCAGCATGTTCAATAAATCGAGTAACAATAATTGCTGGTAGTCGATTATATTTAATATTATATAAAACTCTTTCAGCTGATTTCTTTTTTGCTACTGGATCTTCTATAACTGCCTTTTTAAATGTATCGAGCCATCCATCCGCTACTAAATGAGGATTATGTGAGTTTCCCTCTGTGATCTTAATTATCACCGGTGTAGAATATCCTTTCTTTACCATATCTTGTTTGGTAATAATATGAATCTCATCACCAAAGAAACTTCGAAGGTTCATATTATGAATAAGGTCCTTTTTTAATTTGGACATATAGATACTCCCGGATAGTCCTAACCTTATTCGAACATTATAAAGATAACTTAACACAGTTTTGAATTGTTTATTATCAGCAACATCAGCTTCATCAACCAAAACAATATCAATCTTGGATAATTCATTTCGAATCTCTTTAATTTTCTGAGACATTGTTTGAACCATCCCAACATTGAAATTTCCAAATTTCAGATTTTTGCCTTGAATAAATTGAATATCTTCACCAGGCAAATATTCCCTGTATTCTTTTTTGGCTTGAGCAAAGATTTGGGAATTATTAATAATCACTAAAGTTCTCAACTTCCTTTGAAAACACTCATGTATAGCAGCCATTACCAGGGTTTTTCCCGAATTAGTTGCTGCATTGATTACACCTATATAAAAAGGATGGCCCTCAACAGAATTATTAATAAAGCTTTTGATTACATCTTTTTGTATATCTCTTAATTGATAATTGCCTAATCTAGTTACCATCTTTGGTTTAATTGGTAACTTTAACCTGTTATCTTGAATTATAATTCTTACTGATGAATCTAATTCCTTTAATTGCTTACAGATGTGATTTAATAATCCTATTTGGAAGTCCCCATAATCCGAGAGGTATTTTACATACCCATCCCATTTACCTCGGGTTCTTTGCATTAAATACCAAGCATTAGGATGTTTGATCCGAAGCCTATCATAGACCTTTTTCAACAAAACAGGGGGCCCAGATAGAGTCCCCTTATTTCCTGTCAATGTAATTTTAACTGTGTTCATGAGTTTAATATTTGATCCCAATCTGAATTCTTAGGTTGAGAGTTGGGATTATTATCCAATGATATGTTATATTTATATAGGTATTTCATTAACCTTTCCTTAGCTTTCATCCCAAACAGTTGTTCTGGTAAGGGAATCCCATTACAAAATGATAGAGCATCAAATTGAGCTTCTATCCAGGTATCATAATCACAACCTAAATTTTTTGCTTCTGTTGCAGCTTTTGCAAAGTAATTAAGTTTAACTGGATCATCCAAATATGTTTCTTGTAATCCTGTTTTACTAGCAATCATTGAAACATATGCAGAGTGCATCTCAATAGCATCATTGGTATCTATATTCGATAATTCTTGAGTAACCCTATACTCTTCGATTACCTTATCATAGAGATTAATAAGTTTCGAGAGATACCCATAAAAGGATTTGATATGTTTGAACGCAATCTCTAAGTATTTTACATAACCTTCTTTTTTATCCAGGTTATTTACTTCACAGAAGCTATTGCAAGCATTCGTTAATTCCTTTATCTGAGGCCATTCTCTTCCATTTTCTTTAATCTTTCGTACTCCCGTATGACCCTGTTTTATTCGTAACATTTGAATAATCTGAGCAACTAAGCTTGCATCTTCTTTATCCGAAGATAATAATGTATTTACTACCTTCCTTTGTTTTTGATTTGTAGCAACCATTGACCTTTTGATGCAAGCATACTTCTTAGCTTTTTTTGTAATCTCAAGGACTTTACCTTTAGGGATATAATCCTTGAGAAGCTCGATTAAGTCAGATTCTTTTATGTGTATACTTGGATCTCTCATTAGAACATAAGCAATATTATGGTAAACGATATAAATCCAATCATACCTAAACATGCAACAGGAGCATAATAAGTAAAATAATCTTCATCTGATAATGTATCAGGTTCAGACTTTAAACATCTCCAAAGATTCTGTAATATTTCCATACCTTTATTCATTTTATGTGAGTTCATGCTTTAATTGAATTAATTCTTGGTAATTCATATATTTTGTATTATATATTAGATGCAAAGATTTCCTTAATCCAAGATCATTAGCATCCTTATCTTTTGGGAAAATAACTAGCTTGACTTGTTTGTATAAGCATAATTTAAGTGCTAATTGAATTGCTTGTTCTATTGCATCTCCATCTAAGCATAGGATAATCCTTTCTACTGGAGATTTGATAATTTTGTTTTCTTGGTAGGATGAAACAAATTTACCCGCAGTACAGATTCCCCTATTTTGAGAAAGTGTAATAGCATTAAAAACTCCTTCACAAAGATAAACGGATTTATACATATAAAGAGCCTCTTCATTATATAGGATTTGTGATTTACCTAAAGAGGATTCTTCGATATCTGGATTTAAATATCTTGGTCCAGTTGAAAGAAAATTCCTTGCATTATAATATATAATCTTGTGATCCTTATAATATGGGATAATCAGATATCCGAAATGTTTTTCATCTGTGGAGTATCCCCAACCTAATTTGGATAATTGGTTGGGATCAAATCCTCTACCCTTTATATAAGCTCTTGCTGACTTAGCTATTTGAGAAGTTCCTTGATTAAGTAATCTGAAACCTTCTGGGAGAATCATAGGGGCTAATTGCTTTAGCTCTACCCTTTCTTCCTTTATTCGATATCCAGAATCCTTATACTGTTCTAATACTTTTAATCCTTCATTAAAGGTTTCTAATCTCTCTAGAATTAAAACTAAATCGAGGAGATTTCCCTTGGAGTTACATCGAAAACAATGATAAAAATCTGTTGAAGGATTTACTCCAAGCTTACCCTCTCTACCACAGAAGGGGCAGCTAAAGTACGGACCCTTTAACCAACCCCTTCTATAGTCTTCAAATCCATGAGCTAAGAAGTAAGCACCCAATAATGACCTGAAATTTTTATTATACATGATTACCTAACCCATTTAGCAAAGTGAGATTTATCGATGAGTTTTAAAAACCTCTCTGGAATGTCTCCCTGATGCCACCAATTATTGGAGAAAAATTCTCTACCGTCTTCTGTGATAGCTTTCATTTCTCTTCCTCCACATCCAATGAAACTGTATTTTCTCTCAGAAGCGGGTACGTAAGGATGTACCATCCAAGAAGCTCCATTAATAACTAACCAGTTTGGGTCATTTTTGTATAAACCCAGATGATTAATCCAAAAAGCACAATGAAAGCAACATTTCCTTTCTTCCATGATACCTCGTAAAAGGCATTTACTGAATTCCCCAGGATCTACTGCTTCTGTAGTACCACAAATTGAACAAGTTGTTACCATAGTTTTAAATTTTAAGTTTTAAATAAATGTTTATGCAAATATACATATTATATATTATATATCTTTTGCTTTTTTCATTTTTTCT